GTCCCAGTCAATGTTTGGGGTATCAGGCGGTAAGATGTTTACATCTACTCCTTGATCTTCATAATCAACCACGGGCTATCCTCTCAAAATCTTCATCAGGTCTTCGACGGTGCCGCCTTCTGCATACGGCGAAACGAAGGCTTTTTCTTGTTGCGGGTTGGCAAAGATACTTTTGCCGCCAATGTCATACACATAGCCAATGTTAGCAAGCGGCGTCGGTTGTGGGGCAGGTGCAGGTGCCTGTTGTCCGCCGAATCCACCGAGTAATCCAAACAAAGTACCCATGTTGGCTTGTTGCTGAGCTTGCGCTGATTGTTGCTTAGCGGCAGTTAGCTGAGTCCCCAGTCCGGCAATCTGTCCGCCTAGTAAAGTTCCCAAGTCCCCTACCTGCGTACCGAGCTCACCCACCTTAGTACCGAGCTGCGCTTGCCCTTGCTTCAACTCTGTTTGAGCTTGGGTAGTAGCAGTCTGGTAGTCCGCACCTTGCCGCATCAGCTCCACGATTCGAGCGTTCACGTCGCCAAACTGAGTCTGAGTAGCTTGCTGGTTAGCAGCAGCTTTATCGGCAGCTTCCTTAGCAGCGGCAGCTTGCGCGGCTTGTTGCTGACCCAGCGTTGCCTGCCCACTCGATAGCTCCAACAGCGCTTTGTTAGTGGCCTCAGATTGCGTCAGTCCTTGCTTCTGGAGCTCAGCTATACGAGCGTTCACGTCCCCGAACTGTTGCGTTGTGGACGTACCGAGATTTTCCAGCCCCGTTTTTACAGCACCTACGTCTACCCCAAGTTGGCCGAGCTGCGCATCGGTCGCTTTCTGATTAGCTGCGGCAGTCTGTCCGACCTTATCGATGCCCGCTTGTAGCGCTGCATCTGAAGACTTGCCGGCTGCTTGAGCTGCGTCAAACTCAGCCTTGAACTGAGCTTTAACTGCGTCAAAGCTCTGCCCCGTCTGCACTGCAAAGTCGGAAAGCTTTTTGTCAGTCGCGGTAAGTTTGAGTTGAATGTCTGCTTGGCCTGCCGCAGCCGTATCCGCCGCAGCTTTAGCCGCCGCAGCTTGGTCTGCCGCAGCCTTAGCCGCCGCAGCTTGGTCTGCTGCTTGTTTTGCCGCCGCCGCGTCTTGTGCTGCTTTATCCGCCGCAGCTTTATCCGCCGCAGCTTTATCGGCTGCTTGTTTAGCCGCCGCTTGGTCTGCCGCAGCCTTAGCCGCTGCTTGATCTGCCGCAGCCTTATCGGCTGCATTTTTAGCCGCAGCTTGGTCTGCCGCCGCTTTAGCCGCAGCTTGGTCTGCTGCTTGTTTAGCAGCCGCAGCATCCTGTGCTGCTTTATCTGCCGCAGCCTTAGCAGCCGCAGCTTTGTCGGCTGCGGCCTTATCCGCTGCGGTTGGCGTGGGCGTGGGTGTGGGCGTGGGCGTGGGCGTGGGCGTGGGCGTGGGCGTGGGCGTGGGCGTGGGCGTGGGCGTGGGCGTACCCGGTGCGGGCGTGGGTGTGGGCGTATCCGGTGTGGGCGTAACCGGTGTGGGCGTAACCGGTGTGGGCGTGGGTGTGGGTGTGGGGGTGGGCGTGGGCGTGGGTGTGGGTGTGGGTGTGGGTGTGGGCGTGGGCGTGGGTGTGGGTGTGGGTGTGGGTGTGGGTGTGGGTGTGGGTGTGGGTGTGGCAATACGATCAGCTTCGGTACGAGGCACAAAAGTAATATTTCGCAAATCCAAAGTTAGCGTTTGATCGGCTGAAACAGGCGTGACCTCGCCTTTTTTAAGGTCAATAGCTTTTGATGTACCATCAATATACGTAATCAAGGAGCGAGATTTGTCTTCGCTGGTGTATACCCCCGTTACGTTTGGATCGCTTGGCACGGACTTAGCAATTAAGCTCCACCCGGACGTGCCCGGAGCTTGATACCCGCCACCTTCGACCCCTCCGAAAAATGCCGTGGGGATATTCTGTTGTCCTGCGGCTGGGGGTAAACCTTGCGCAGCTTTTCCGATTTGAACAAGCGTGGCCAAATACGGGTCTTGTTTAGCAAAAGCCTCGCTTGCAAAAGCCCCTCGTCTGTATTGCAAAATCAAATCTATTTTTGCTTGTTCCGATCTCGTTGAGTAGTCCGCATCTGCCCGTTTCACTGCCGCTTTGTCTGCATCTGACAACGAAGCAAACGTAGCGTTGGGGTTAGCCTGCGTCATAACTTCAAAATACTTTTGGTAATCGTAGCCCGATACTCCAGCACTCTGTTGAAGTTGCAAATTGTCATTTTTAGAACCGCCGCTAGTTTGGTTTTGTGTTGCGCCCGCCGCTTGCGCCGACGGAATCAATGTACCCAACATGTGCTCCGCAAGCTGTTTAATCCGATCCATAACGCTCGGTTCTGCGGTTGTAGCAGGTGCAGAAGCCAGCTTTTTAAATACCGTGTCTTGCCCGGCACTAGCTTGCCCCACAAAGGTCTTGAGCTGTTCCGGCGTCAGATCAAAGCCTGCTTGCTTCGCAGCTGCTGCGGCTTCTTCTTGCGTGACCCAATGCTCGTCGTAGAACTTACCAAGCGCGACATCGGGGTCGGCGGACTTTTTGAACAAGTCGGCAACCTGCTTAACCTCATCGGCACTGGCTTTGTAGCCAAGCGATTTCAGCGCGGCCTCAGCCCCCGACTCGTAGTTGGTCGGCAGCTTGGCTTTGTTGCCTTGCGTCAAGAAGTGCTGGAACGGATCGCCCGTCACTTCGTTCAGCTTGAGGTAGGCTTCCGCATCAAACTTAGGGTCAACGCTTTTGACTTGGTCGCGCTCTTTAACGCCGACAGGCGTAATGGTGTCGCCGTAGGATTTAATAGCCGCTTGTTTGGCGGCTAAGTCTTCCCAGCCTTGCTGGCGTGCCGTGTAATCATCCGGCTTGATAGCAGACCCATATTGACCTTTAGCTCCTTGCTTCTGCGCGTCGCTTTCCCAGCCTTCAGCCTTTGCTACTTGATCGTTCACTGCCGTCTTGGCTTGGTTAATCATGTAGCTCTGCAACGGGCCATCCAAGGATTTGCCCTGCACGCCTGCGGCAATCGTGTCTTTAGCTAGCTTGGTCTGAGCAGCAGTCCACTTGTCCGAGCCGGGAATAGCCTTGAGCGCAGCATCAGAAAACACATCGGTTGTGTAGTTCTTAATGACCGTGCCAATATCTACCTTGCCGCCCTTCGCGGCACTGATCGCCCCATTGGTGAGCGAAGTCTGTTGTGTTTTAGATAGCTTATCCCAGCCCGGCGTGTTTTTAAGCGCGAGCGGCACCGCTGTGTCGGCAAACGCGGATGTAACGGCCTTGCTGACATCTTGGTTAAGCAAAAAGGCTTTGGTAGAGCTGCTTGCAACAGCCTTGGCAATTGTATTCATGCCAGCAAATCCGGCACTGCCTACCAACTTATCAACGAATCCCCCCGCTTGCGCGCCTAGGTAGGACGCGAGCTCTCCCTTTAGGAAGTCCCCAATGTTCCCGCCCGTAGCGGCGTAGTTAATAGCCGACTGCAACATAGCGCCAGACGTCGCAACACTCAGCCCCGTAGCAGTAGAAATCGTACTGGCAAGGGTCGATACGCCCGGAATGTCGACGACGGGGGGAGCCCCATCTACCGGCATCATGAGTGCAATAGCCCCCCGCGCAACTTGCCCCATGTTTCCCGTCGCTATACCTTGGCCGATTTGAGTGCCGGCATAGATAGCAGTGCCCAAGCCGGGAGCGGCTAAATTAAGCAACAAAACAGCAGGGCCTAGTTCGGCAATTGACTGGCTTATGCCGGGAAGAAAGCCACTAGATTTATGCCACGCCTGATGGTTACTTTGACTGTCTTCCCCATAAGTTGTGTATTCGCCAGAGGCGCTAGGGCTACCACGCAATCCGGCATATACTAACTTACCGTCTTTTTCTGTAATGCCTTGAATCGGCGCGTTCCATTTGTATTCGCCAAACGCATGAACGCCATACCCTGCTTGCTTAGTAACTGCTTTACTGCCACCAAGCTCTTTGAACTTGGACTCTTCGATAATATATCCGTTATACGGATTTTCAAATTTAGAGAAAAAATCAGTTGTGCCTTTTGATCCTTTTGTAATAGCAGGATCAAGTTGCGCGGGCTTGAGATAGTTGTAAATATCTTTGTTCAGGTAAGCGGTGCTGTAGTATTGATCTCGCGTATTTGGATCATACATACCTTTATTGACAAAATCTGACGGCACATAAACAACGGGAGTGCCGTTGTAAGTCATGCGGAACCCTTGATAAAACGGTGATTTATCAAAATTAGTGTGATAGACGTAATCGTATTTGGTATCGCCGGGCGTAAGCGACAGAGCCTGCCCGGGCGTATTCCACGGGGTAGGTGCCGGCATATTGGCAATGCGTACTAATTCCGCAAAGGGGATTGGTGGGGGGCTGCCAAAGTCACGGAATCTTTCAAGTAACCCTTTCGCCATTTCTGGAGAAATAGACCCACCTTGCTTGGTTAGTTGCTGTTCTATTTCGCTCGCTGAGTATCGCTCTTTCATAGCTACCTCACTGAGTTAGGTCGTAGAACGACAGCGAGCCTACGGCATCGCCCGTCGTAGCACCCGAAACCGTTCGGATGCCTACTGTATAAATGTCGCTAACGCCCGCCAGCGATACGCCCAACTGCAAGTCAAAGTTGTACCCGGTGGGCGCTACCAGAATCCCCGCTCCGCCACTACCGCTGGTCGTCACGTAGTCCGTCTGCACAATGCTCCCGCCTGTCATCGCCGTGGATGCAACGTCGTATTGCACATTGGCGTCAGTATCAACCGCTGCCCAGCTTGCCCCTGTCAGGGTAGAGTTCTTGATAAGGGCGACTTCGTAGTTCTGGTTGGTCGTCGGCAACACCTGTACTTTGTTCGGCAATACCACTGCACCAAGTGCTGTGGACGCAAGTCGGATAGAAACCAGCGGCAGGAACGTCGTGCCAATCGTGCCCAATGCTGTGATGCGTCTCGCCACATGGTCAACCGACACTGCTTCGTAGCCGCCCTCACTCATAACCGAGGAGCAAACCTGCTTCATTGACGACGCAACTGCTGTCACACCCGTGTTGGTGATCTCATACCGCACCGGCAAAATGGCCGTCTGCATATAAACAGACGTTTGCGTGTTGTCGTTATGGAAGATGTGGCAAATCTGAGGTTTGCCGTCGGCATAGAATCCGCAACGCACGTCGCCCGTACCCAGCCACTCAAAGTCCATGTACAGAATCTGGTTCTTGGTCAGGTCCAGCACGCGCCCACTTGGGCCGGTGCCGTCCATTTTATCCACGTTCCAGTCAGCTTGATTGACCGTACGAATGTCACTGGGCGTGCCCGGAGTTGGCAGAGAATTCGAGCGCAAAACAAACGAGACTGTAGTGCCATCTTGCTGAAGGAACGCGCCGTTGCTTGTGCTGAAGTAGCCTACCCGCTGACGCAAGTTTGTCTGCGGTGGGGCCATAACAAAGGTGCCAAGGAACGTCAGTCCCTTGCCGGGCTGATACGGAAACACGCGATAGGTCTGGCGGATTACTTCGCTGCCCGAGCTGGTGGTCGTATTAAGCGCAACTGAACTCTCGTTACTTAGAAAAGTCGTTGTGCCTCCTGTGGCTGTCGACGTGTCAAACTGATCGTCTATTGCATATCTGTTTTGGCTATCGAACAAGGGGAACGGGTTGCTAACTCGCAACCGACCAAAAGCATCAACGCTGCTTCCGTCGAAATAAACTTCGTAGGGGCCTTGGTTTGCCACGAGTTCCCTCACCACATTGTTAAGCTGGTTAAAGTACAGTCGCAACACGTTTGCGAACTGGTCGATGTATTTTTTTTCGTACTGTACCGGGCCTAGGGGCAGGCTGGGCACAGCAGGCATGCGTACTTCAACGAGTGCCATTAACCTCTCCTGCCATCAGGACGCAAATCGAGTCGTGGGGAGCCCAACTGCCACTGCACGCCCAGCCCGGTGCTCTCCATCTTGATCGCCAACTGTCGGCCACGTACGCGGGTGTAAACCTGCCCCGTGAATTCTTCAATCGGCACCGTAGCAATCCGCGTGACTACTGCTGAGTTAGTCCCGCCCACCGAGGCGGGGTTGTTGTAGCCGGAACCTGAGTTAGCCAATGGCAGCAGATACATGGTGGCGCTGGGGCTAGCCGCTGTAGAGCCTCGGAAGGTTACGTCCGGCAACATTCGGTATATGAACGCGAAGTTATGCCCGTCATCGATGTCAAATTGCGCCGAGGTAATGTAAGCCTCAATTGCAGCCGCTTCTCCTGTCGACTCATCATCGACACCGGATTCATGATTGACTAGATTGTTCAGGTATGTGGCCGCCACTGGGTTTGATCTTAGCCCGCTATCAATCCACGCTGTGCGTGCCATCGTGCCGTAGTACCACACGTCTTCTGCGTAGTTGTACACCACGTAGCGGTCATTGGTGGTGGAGTTGGCGCTGCAATAGAACCACCAGACTTCGTTGAAGCCTTCGTTGGTGCTGGCAAAAACTTGTCCCCGTTGCGCGATATTAAAGTCGCCAAATACAAACTGGCGCAAATCGCAACGAAGCGTGTCTACAGTCCCGTTGTATTTGTAAAACTTGTCGACGCCCATCCAGTACACCACACCGCTGGCGATTACTTCCGCGTTAGGCCCAGCGATGGAGAGGTTGTCCCCCATAAGCTGCGATCCCCACACTTCAGGTGCACCGAGATACTGAAGTGCGTATAGCGCGGAATCAGTCCAGATTAGAATTTCCTGCCGGGCTTGCAAGCAGGTGATGATCTCGGAGCCGTGCGACAGTTGCACGCTGCCTGCCTGATTGGTGATAGAGGGCGTCCAGTTGACCGCGCTTTCCTGATCGGACCAACGCACCAGCATCGGATCAAAAGTAACCGACAAATAATCAGTCGTGCCGAAGGCAAATACAAACCGACTGGTATCGGACACAAACGTAAGGTTGGCTATCGTAGGCACGTTGGACGCGCCTGCCAAAGACGAGAGTGCCACCCCGCGTGTTGTTAGCCCGCTGGATGCGTCCCAATAATAAATGCCGCCGCCTCGCGGGTTAAAGATCAAATCTTCCCCAAAGTTGTTTTGACTCCATAAGCGCAAGCTGGTTGTCGGAGAAGTCGTTATGCCCCATGATCCGTTACTCCATACGCCTGCCCCCCAACCTGTACGCGGCACACTAACCGCAGGGCCGCCACTAATTTGAATTGCAGCGGATACGGCAGCGCCACCGCCCGGCGATCCAGAAACGTCAGCAGCGATAGCCGTCGCGGCTACCGTAATGGTGTACGTGTTAGAGTTTATTACGACTATTTGATATTCTTGATTAAGCACAGCGGCAGTAACATTCCCGCCCAGCCCAACAGCACCGCTAAACGTCACAAAATCATCCGTAGCGCATCCATGCGCTGCGTGCGTTACGGTAATAACCGATGAGCCTAGCGTCGCCGCAAAAGGATTGGTCAGCGTGACAGTTTCCCTAATTGGGGTGATGTCCGAATAAACTCCGCCCGATTCAATGTAAAACTTAAGGTTAGTGCCAACGCCCATTAAGTTAAGGCTGGCTGAAGTAACCCAGTTCCACAAACTGCGGCACACGCCCAGAAACGTGCTGGCGGAGATACGCTCCCAGCCGCCGATCTTCTCAGGCGTGCCTTGGCGAAAGCGAACCTTGTCGCAGTCATACCAGCCATTTTCGGACGTGTAACGGGTGTTTTCTTTGTTCACCCCACTTTTCAGTGCTATCTTTTTTAAGGGCACGATGCCTCCTTATGCAGTCATGGTCGCAGCGTCTTGTTTAACTTCTGCCACCCGGCGACTCCAGCCTCTACCGAAGGTGTTCCATGTCGGCAGGTCTTGCAGGAATGTAAGACGCACAGCGTTGTAGCCCACGACGAGAAGTTGAGGGTCGGCGGCTTTAGCAGCGGCGAGTGTTTTGGGGCCAAGGGCACCGTCTTGTGCTGTGCCCAGCGATTGCTGAAGCCATTTGATCGCACGACCGGGGCCGCTGTTTACTGCGGCATCAAACACGCAGTAATCCACGCCGGCAGGCAGATCGTCGCCGCAAATTTTGTCCCAGTATTTGCGCTTGTAGAGAGGCTTGACTTGTTCCGGCGTCAGACCGCGCATGGTCTTTTCATCGACAGGGTGGCCGATCCATTCTTCCCAAACGCGCTTAGTCACGCCGAGATTGGTCATGCCGCCCGGGTCAGACGGATGATTTACATAGCCGCCTTCATGCCGGATGAGCTTGGCAAACGCCTTGTCGAAGTTTTCTTTCACTGGTCAGTCCGTGAGCGTAGAGGGTTAAATCCTACAGGCACGGCTGACAGCAAGACGGTGAGCAGGCCGGACTGCTCACCGCCATTGTACTGCTTACTCCGCTGCGGGTTCTTCCGCAGGTTGCACTTGGGGCTGGGCTTGCTCTTTAATCTTCTCGATTACGGCAGCAACAGCTTCGTAAGGCAGCTTGGACAAGCCCACCAGCACGATTTGGGTTTCTTCAATAGACAGTTCGAGCTTAATCATGTGTTACTCCAAGGAGGTGGAAGGGACGCATCAACCGGGTTTTGCTGCAAAGCAATTTGAGCGGCGATGCTTGTCTCATATTGGGCCACTTGTTCGGTTCCCAAGGCATCCACCACCCACCCTTGCACCATCGATTCAGTAAGCTGATCGTAAGGTGTGAAAGCTGCGGGCGACGGAGCGGGCACACCAACAGAGCCGTACACATCGGCCGAGTAAGTACCGTCAGTGCCGATCAAGCGCCAATTCACGTTATACACCACATTGGTCAAGCCATCCTCAGAGAGCTTCACATCCAGTGGATTAAACACCCATGTATAAGTCACAGCCATGTTACTCACCCTTCTTCTTGTCGTAAATTGACCAGCCCACACCGGCCAGCGCCGAAGCGCCGCCGATGATGGCCTCAGCCGCGCCACCATCCACACCATACTTGATAAAAAACCCGCCAGAAATCGCCGTAAGAATGTGGCGAGCCAACGAAGCCATAATTTGTGCATTCATAGCTGCTCCTTAGTTGCCTTGCATGATGATCCAGTTTGTACCATCCGACACCAGCGTTGCAAACTTGCCAGCCGTCGCCGCCAAAATTGCCGTACCCGCTGCGCCACCCACCAAAGGCACCACGTTGCTCGAAGCCGACACCACCGTGAATGCGGCGATGGTTTTAATCATCACCTCACGCCCAGTCCAGCTAGACGCTGCCGGAAGTGTTACGGTAATCGTTGCCGTGCCGTTGCAGATCAACCAGTTTTCTGCGTCGCCAAGGGTAAAGCTAGCTGCTTTAGTAACGGGGGCGTTACGGCCAAATGAGCCATTTACTTGGAGCTTATTAACTGGCGAGGCAGCACCAATGCCGACGTTGCCTGCGCTGGTGATAGACAGCTTTGAGGTTGAGTTTGTATAAACATCAAAGGTGGTATTTGTAAAAGTGCCAATATAGTTGGCCCCAATAATGGTACGGTGCGACAAATCTGAGCGGTAAAGCGAAATGGCCGAAGTTGCGTCGTTTGTTCCAAGCAATTCGACTCGTGAGTTTCCTTGCGGGGTAGTGCCGCCGATTAGCAAGTTGCCTGCGCTGGTGATACGCATGCGTTCGGTTGGCGTCGCGCCACTTGTGCTCGTCTTAAACAGCATTGCATGGCCATTGCCTGTATCTACTACGCCCGCCAATGCTACCGCCCGAGTAATATCATTTGCCGACAAAACTATTTCTGCGCCTGACCCAGCGGACTGCGTAGATATTTGACGGAATGTGGCGACTTGAGTAATTGTTCCATTGTTCGTAGCCCCTACAACATCCAGCTTAAGGGAAGGTGTTGCAGTGCCAATCCCAACGTTACCTGCGCTGTCGATGCGCATGCGCTCGGCGGTTGTTGCCGATCCGTCTGCTGTAGTGGAAAACACAAGGCGCCCGGGCATATCGTTTACGCCGGGTGTGCCGTCTACTTCAGCTTTGATCTGTGCTGCACGAACAAACTCGGTTCCGTCATTCCCTTCAAAGGTGATGTATCCGAGTGATTCACCGTTTGCTACTAAGGTATTGCTGCCAACCGTCGCCGTCGCTGATTTGCCAAACAGTAATGCTGGGCCATCGGCATCCGTTGTGGTGTTGCAGGTAATCGCTAATGACGCTCCGGTGGAATCAACACCCTCAATCTGCATACGCGGCGAAAGTGTCGCGTTGTTGAAATTGGCACGGGCTGTCGTAGCGCCCACAAGCACTTTGCCTGCGCTGTCTATACGCATGCGTTCGCTGGCTTGGCCGCCAGTTCCTGTGCCGAAAGCCAAGAAGGACGTGCCCGCACTTTCTCGTGCGCCTGCAATATACGAAAAGCCAGCCCCTGTATTCCCCGCGCCAAACTGCACTGCGGCAAAGGGATTTGTATAGGTTGCGACATCCGAAATATCACGAAGCACCAATTGAGACGGGGTGGTTCCCGTAGTAAAGCTGGTGCTGTAGTTGGCGTTAGCATTTTGCTCAACATGAAGCCGAACAGCGTTCAACGGGTTTGTAGTTCCAACACCTAAAGCACTGCCATTTGGCTGGAGCAAAAGGTCATACGTCGTGGCTGTTCCGTCAGTGCGTTGTTGTTGGATATAGCCTCTACCGGAACCCAGCGTACCAAAGATGGTTCCATAAAGCCCCACACCAATTTCCGCATGCGACGAAGCCGCACCAGCAGCGGGGATGCTTGCAGCCGCAGAAGCGACTACTTCTAGCCTACATCCCGGGGTGGATGTCCCAATCCCAACGTCCCCACCAAAGTAATTTTGCGCCGTGCCATCAATATAGAGGTTCCATTTATTAGCACCGGCAGCAATGTTGGTAGCAAGGCCGTAGTTGTTAGTGCCTGCGACTTTTTCGTCGATGTAAATGCCGTAATTGTTGGTAATGGTAGAGCCCGCGCCACGTATCGCATCTCGAACCCATAAGCCTGCCGCGTAAGCGGTTGTAAATGCCGCAACTGCGGTGCCTGCCTGCACTCGCGCAGCTTCCACGCCTACTGTCGCGGCAGACGTGGCCGTAATCCCCAGTACGGAACCAAATTGAATAGTTCCAGTCAGCGCCGCAGGGATTACTCGCAGCCCTTGCGAAGCCGTTGGTGTTCCGCCTACTGACATGTAGCCATTCACCGTCACGGTGTCGGTGGTGGCGTCACCCAGCGTAACGTTGCCCGTGGTATTGAACGTGCCGGCTACAGTCAGCGTGCTGGTTGGGCTTGCGGTTCCAATCCCCACATCACCGGCACTAGTGATGCGCATGCGTTCGACTGGCGTAACACTGCCAGTCGGTGTTGTGAAAATACGAGCGTAGCCCGCGCTACTGGTATCCGACAGTGTTTCTGCCGCCGCCAACTCAAACCGTCCACATGCCTGATAGGTAGTTGTTCCATACCCAGCACCTGCCAATCTCCCTACAACATCATTTGCTACGCTTGCTGTTGGTACTGTAAGGCTACCTCTTCCGTGTTGCGCATAGACTCCGGGTGGGGCTCCTGTATTTGTAGTCGTAATACGCACAAGGCCAGAAGTGGTATTTGCAATATCTAGGGGGCCCGCAGGGCTTACTGTCCCAACCCCCACATTGCCCGCGCTGTCGATGCGCATGCGTTCGGCATACGCAGTTGCTCCAGTGCGTTGGCCCCACACAAAAATTGGGGAATTTCCAGTGGCCGTGGATACCGCGCCAAAGTAAGAATTTTGTAAATCCCCTGCGGCGCTTCTGGAGGAAAAATTGATCCCGCGAAAGACATCCGTGGCTTGCGCCAAATTAACAATCGAGGTCAGCGATCCATCTGGTGTTGCTGTTATTGCAGACGTAGAGGCGTATGTATTAGCTAAAGTTTGTTGCACCTGCAAAAGTGCTGTCGGGGCATTCGTCCCAACCCCCACATTCCCGTTGTTCAGCACGCGCATTGCTTCCGTCGCGCCGTTGTTGCCGGTCTGGAAAATAATGTCCGCGCCGGTGGTGCCTACACCGCTGGTCGAGCGCAAGGCCAGTGTGCTGGTCGTGGCTGTGCCGCCAATCAACAAAGGCACAGTAGCGGAGGTGGTGATGGTGGGCGTTGTAATTGTGGGGCTGGTAGCCCGCACCACGTTGCCCGTGCCGGTGTTGATCGTCCATGTGGGCGCGGTGCCTGTCGAGGTCAGCACGTAGTTCGCTGCGCCGATGCCGAGGAATGTCGTGGTGCTAGCGGCTGTCTGATAGGGCAGGGAGCCTGCCACGCCGCCCGCGAGATTGGTAGCGGTTGTCGCAGTCGCCGGGGCCACTTCCACGAAGTCTGAGCCGTTCCACACAACCACGGCGGTCTTGCCGTTAGCCACGGTCACGCCTGTGGTGGGGCCAACGCCCACGAGCTTCACGCCAAAGCCGCCAGTGGTGCTGTTGATAACCACATACATCTTGGACCTTGCGGGGGCGGTGATTGTTCTCAGGACCGACCGTGTGCCTGTACACAACAGGATCGCTTGCCGGGACTGATTTGTCGCACCGGTAGTCGTTGTCAGGGTGACATCAACGTCAGTGCTGAGCGCGGTGGTGCCTGCAACAGCAGAATCTAGCAGTGAGGTGATGGAGTTGTTGACTGTGTCGCCCCATGTGCCTGCCAGTTCGCCAGTTACCGGAAGAGCCAGCCCGAGAAGTGAAGTAAATGCAGTTGCCATATTTTGTCCTTATGCAGCTATCTGCTGCCAATTTGGAGATTGAGTATCCGGTACCGCGATCCATGTCGGCACTTGTGCATCAGTAACAGGCGTCCATTCTGGAGCTTGTGTATCGTCTATCGCACCCCAACCGGGGGTCTGAGTATCTGAAACATTATTCCACCCGGGAACCTGCGTGTCATCGATTGCCGCCCAACCGCTTTCTGGCGCTACCGGGATGTTAGTCCAAACTGGTATCTGTGAATCATCAATGCCCGCCCAGACAGGAATCTGATCGTCCGGTATGGGAGTCCAAACCGCACTGGGAATGATAATTCCTGTCCAATCGGGTGTCTGGCTGTCATCAATAATTCCCCAGACATTAACGTCACCAATAACGCCCACTGCGCGCACACCGGCCGGATAGACCTCTGCGGTGCCAGTAACCGTAACCGTGCCAACTGCGCCCGTGGCCGACACGCCCGTGGGGTAGACGTTGACTTCAGGTACAACTGAGACAGTACCAACTGCGCCAGTGGCCGATACGCCTGTGGGATCAGCATTAGCGCCAGCCGTTACTGATACGGTGCCAACCGCACCTGTAACCGATACGCCTGTCACTGACACCACAACATCCGTCACAACCGTAGCCGTGCCGACCGCGCCCGTGGCAACTACCCCAGTGGGGTAGACGTTCGCTGTGCCAGTAACGCTTACAGTGCCGACAGCCCCAGTGGCCGATACCCCCGTGGGATACGCATTCGCGCCAGCGGATACTGATACGGTGCCAACCGCTCCAGTGGCCAATACGCCTGTCGGGTAGACGTTGGCGGTGCCTGTGACCGTAGCCGTGCCGATTGCGCCCGTGGCAACTACCCCAGTGGGGTAGACATTAGCCCCGGCAGTGACTGTTGCCGTACCAACCGCGCCTGTACCACGTACACCTGTCGGATAAACATTCGCGCCAGCGGATACCGATACAGTACCAACAGCACCCGTGGCCGACACCCCTGTCGGGTAGACGTTGGCGGTGCCCGTGACAGTGTAGGCACAGGCATAACTGACAACATAACCGTCGTCCCAATAACCCGCGACAACATACTCAGCAAACGTCGTATACGCTGCTGGTACTGGGGTTAGGGTAACGGTTACGTCTGCCATGTTAGTTGCTCATCATGGTGATCCAGTTGGTGCCGTCCGATTGCAACATTGCAAACTTGCCCAGAGTGGCAGCAAGAATCGCGGTGCCTGCGGTGTTTGAACCCAGCGGAATGACGTTAGCCGATGCACTAATCACGCTGTTGGCGGTGATCGTGTTGAGATACAGGATGCGCCCCGGAAAACTGGCCGGGGCAGGCAATGTCACGGTGCAGTTGGTGGTGGTAAAACGCAGCGAGCCATCGGTTGCCGCCACGGTGTAAGTGGCAGCATTGACGGTGCTGGGCGACTTGCTGGCAAACGAGCCATTGACAGTGAGCGTACTGAGGTTGGTGGCTGTGCCGATGCCGACGTTGCCGCTGGATAAAATCCGCATCCGCTCAAAGTTGCCGCCACCAGACCCGTTTGTGCGAGTGCCAAAAACAAGCGCCCCGGCATAATTCCCGTCGGTGGTGTTTTCTTTGATGCCACTGATAAAGGCCAGATCGGAGATCGCTGTCGTGCCAGTGGTGTAGCCTTGGAACGAGATGCCCGCCCCGCTGTTGCCGGATGTAGCGGCCGACGTGCCTAACAGTGCCGTATTAATTACGTTGGGGGAAAACGTCGTGCCTACCGCACCACTTACGTGCAATGCTGTCGAGGGCGCTGAAATGCCGATGCCTAACCTTCCGGCACTCGTAAGCGTCATTGCTTGCGTAAAAGTGATTGGAGCACCCGCAATACCTGCCGGCGCGGTGCGCCAAGTAAATGCGCCGGCGACAATATCAAAAGCCCCTGCGGCTGCGCTGTTGATATATCGTATGACGGCACTGCCAGCGTCATACAAATTTGCGCCCAGCGTCACGCTGCCGTTACTGCCGTCCCACGTTGAGACAGACCCGCCCACGCCGATTTGAATCGCCCGCACAGACGCAATCCACGCGCTGGGTGTGGTGCTTATGCCAACGTGTCCCGCCGGCTGAACCACAACGTGATCCAACTCTACACCCGACGCCATTTTGCTGAGTACAAAGTTATGGGCTGTGCCGCTCTTTTGGCCCATCAGCCATTCCGCTGTGCTCCCGACGTTGTACAGGTGATAACGAGCTTCTCCGCCGCCTGCTGAGGCGCGGATTGAGATAATAGGCCCAACAGCCCCCAATCGCGGAATGACTGTTCCGGCAGCGGTGCCTACTGTATATCCCGTGGTATTCAGAAACGCATCGCCCGCACTCGTAACCCGCAGCCGTTCCAAACCTGCGGTACTTGCCGCCAAGGTATCCGCCGCAGGCGACCAGACGCCCGTATTCAGATCGCCCGTGAAAGTAATCGAAGGCGTGGCTGCTGCGCCAAGCCCAAACGCCACTGAGGTGGCAGACGCTGCGCCGAGCGTCGGCGTGACCAGCGTCGGGCTGGTGCCAAACACCAGCGAGCCTGTGCCGGTCTCATCAGTCATCGCTGCGAGCAGATTGGCGCTGCTGGGTGTGCCCAGCCATGTGGCAACGCCTGCGCCGAGCGAGGTAATACCGGTGCCGCCGTTTGCCACGGGCAGCGTGCCGGAGACGTGAGTCGTCAGGCCGATCTTGCCCCATGCAGGGGCCACACCCACACCGCCCGAGATCAGCGCATTGCCCGTGGCGACATCAGCCAGCTTGGACAGCGCCGTGGTGGTGGAGGCGTAAAGCAGATCGCCCACCGCATAGCTTGATTGCCCGGTGCCGCCACTTGGAGCAGGCAGTGCGGAAGATAGCGTCAACGACGCCAAAGACGCCGTTGAGCCTGATTGATACTTATCAGTATTGAGGTTGGTAAAGTTGGAATCGACTTCGGCGTAGGTAAGCGCCGAGCCCTTACCTGCCCGAGTGACGATTGTCGACATTAGCCCACCTGAATAATGGCTGAACCTGCGGTAGCGGCAGGGAAGTTAACCGTAAAGGTTCCGCTAGTAGACGTCTTGTCTGCGCCAAAATCCAACACAGCAATTGCTTTGTTTGTCTTGGTGCTATTGTAGATTAACGCGCCCCGCGCCGTAATCGACGACGTTGTCCAAGACGTGTTACTAAACGTGCAGATGCCTGTAGTGCCATCAAGCGAAATAGCCGCACCAGTAAGCGTATTGCCCCCTGCCGTATAGCCCGTACCTACGCTGGAGACTTCATTTGTCGCAGTGTAGGCCGTGGTAGCCGCATTCAGGGTCGCGGCGCTCGTGTAGAGCGCAATTTTGATTACATCAGTGTCCAAATCCTGCACGCCACCAAGCATGTCAGTTTTGAACGAGGACACCATACATTGTGTAATTGGCATATCAGCCTACCTTTTCGCGGAATTGCCCAGAACGATAAGCATCCTGACGCAGTTTGCCATCGCCCAAATTTTTCAAAAGTCCGATAGCTTGTACATAGAGTGTCTGATAGAGCTGCACCATGTCCTGCTCGCCCTTCATGAACCGGATTGCTTCGATCAACGCGCCGTTGAGCAGGGCCGAATCAAACTCGTCCCCCAGCCACGTTGTGCCTGCGGTCACAATCGATTGCGGGTAATAGCCGTAGTGAAGCTCTGTGCTATACGAAATATCTGGAGTCGGCCCCAAAATAAAAGCACTGCTATCGAAGTACGCATAATGTTTTGGAAACCCTGTAACAGTCGGCGTTGGGTAGGCTTCCCGCATAAAGTTCACGTCTTTGTTCAACAAAAACTGGTAAGCCCCGTCAGGCGCTACTGCTGCCAATGAATAGGCATACAGAAAGTCAGCAGGCACTGCCAGATACTTGTTGTTAGCCGACATTGTTCCCGTCACGTTTTTGCGCAGTGCGGGAATCTGAACTGAGTTGTAAATCTTTTGTTCGGCCTGCTCCGTGAACATGGCGAGCTGGTCCGCTGTGAATGTGTTTTCACAGATGTCTTGAATATTAGTGCAAAGGGATAAGTAGTCCATCGTTACCTCAAGCCATCGGGCCGCGAGCTGTTACGCCCTTTGTTGCAGCACCATTGCCACGTGTTTTGACGCCGCTGGTCTTAACAGCGGGGTACTCGGGACGGCGCGTGTTGCCAGCAGACGTAGCAAGGTTATCGACAAACTTCTTCTGATTTTCCGCAGGCAGGACAGGCTTTTTCATATCAAGCACCTTTTTTGTAGGTGAACGACGACTTCTTTTGGTTGGCCACTTTAGCCAGACCACGACCCATCTGCTTCATTTGCAGGCTGGTCTTGCCGCCCTTGGCGAAACCTTTAGCGCCGTGCATTTTCTTTTCGTGCGCTTTGACTTCAGTCTTGGCGACTTGCTTCATTGCAGACTTATCCATGTTTAACCTCTCACGTTATCGTTACGGTGCCGATAATTCCTACGGCAACTAAATCATTCGGGGTTTCGGCTGCAACGAAATCACGGGCACCCCCAACCGGATTCCAGCCCCACTGAATCTCCCGAGACCCCGTCGCAACTGAGGTTGCCACCAAGGATAGATCGGGTCTTGGTCGGCGCAGTGCCTGTGGATCATCTACAGGATACATGCCCTGCATGTTCTGCGGGTGGTCAGGACTCCAGCACGCCGTGCATGCCAGCATGTTCGTCTTTTTAGTCCGAACAATCAGCTCTTTTAGCTTCGGCAAGGGGTACCGGAACGAGCAAATATCGCAGAACCCGAACGCCCGTTTGCCTGCTGCAAACCGGTTGCCCATGATTACCTCGACCTAAACATTCGCGGTACAAACCGAACCGAGGCTTTTTCCCGGTCTTCGCCCGCGGCAAGATCAAACTGCTCGTCGTACACAGCTTTGAGCATTGGCACCCGTTCCATCAGTGCTGGGTCTTTCATGGCGATGTAGTACGCCAGTCCTGCGACCAAACAGGGCAGAAAACGGAATTGAACATCAGACGTTTCCACACCATTGCCGGCATCTTGAATACGCCGCATGCGCCAGTACACTAGCGTGTAGGGTTGCGTGGTATCAGGCACAGGCCAAACTGTGACTTGGGGTGCATCCCGCAACCGCTGAACATAGAGCTGAATCGGACGCCCCGTGCTGTTCTTGTTGGGGATAGTTGCGTAGGTTGAGACGCTGATACGCGAGACTGCCAGATCAGCTTGCGTCGTGCCGCTGCCGGTGCGAAGGACATGATCGAGAAGGTCGATAGTGTCTGCGGGAAGGGTGTATGTAGCCGTGCCGGGCGTAAGCACTTGAGTGCCTTGCTCGAACGTCCACATGTTAAGACCACGGTTTTGCCACTCAATCGTCAACAGGTTCATGGACCTGCGCGCTGTGCGCAGATCGTAGCCCGAACGCATCTCACGACCGGCACGCTCCCACGCCTCTTCCGCAATCTCTGCGAAATCCATATTAAACGCGGTTGTGCCGGATGTGGTCATGCTTACCTCTTTGCCGTTTTAGCCGAAGCCTTAAATGCTGCTGCCGTCGGTGCGCCGGGAGCCCCCGGCTTGCGCATCTTCTCACCCGATCCTGCGGCGATTCGTTTCTGCTTAGCGTTAATGTTCTCGTACAGCCCGCCTTCGGCGTACACGTCCACGTCTTGCGGGCGGTCTTTACGCTTGACCACCCGCTTCGGTTTGGGTTGTTTGGCAGGGTTAATTGCCCCCATTCCGCGACTTGGACGCATTAGCAGACCCTACCCTTGGTCTTGCCCTTTGTAGCGCAGCCGTCAGCCCGTTTGGACGCGGAGCTAACTTTGCCGCCCCGTTTGAAATTAGGGCCGCCTTCACCCGCCATCGTTTCTTCCGCAGTATTGCGCGGAGATGCGCGACGAGCAGAAAAGTCCGTAGTGGATTTACCCGCACGGGCGGCTCTGGCTGCACGAGCCGCTTTAAGTGCGGCGACACCCGCAGCTGCTGCCCCACCGGCAACTTTTACCGGGCCCAGCAGGCTTTCCAAGGGGCCAGATTCTTCCAGCCCGGGCTCCGGATTATCCAACTTCGAAACAGTTTTTGTGCCGGAATAAGGTTTAGCGGTACTAGCTCCGCGCCCTTCATTGCCGTAATTTTCATTACGAGATGCCGGTTTTTTGGCAGAAGCCATTTCAGTGGTGTACTTTTTACCTTGCCAAGTAAATGTGCTATCGCCATCAGCCCTAGCTTTTTTGAAAGCTTGGCCAAAGGTACTGGGTGTAGAAGCTTGTGCCCGCGCTTTAGCATAGGTTTCAGGTTCAAACTTACCGCCTTCTGGCACATCATCTTCAGTAGCAGCCATCACATTCCCCTTATTTGCACTTGCCGCCAGCGGCCATCTTAACGATCTTGCCCTTGGTCTTGCCCTTGGACTCAATGCCGCCGCCTTTGGCGTAGCAAGCGCCGCCCGTCTTCATGCCCTTGGCTTCCGCTTTTTCATGCTTAATCATGGCCTTGGGAGCGCCTTTGGCCTTCATGAAGGCCATTTCTTTCTTAACCATTGCTTTAGATTCTTTAGCCATTTCGCCACCCTCTTTAAATTGACGGCCTTTGTCAGCCGCAGAGAAATCTTTACCCACCGATACAGGAACGCCGACCTTCTTGGCAAACTTGGGGCTATGCGCGACAGCGCGCATGAAGTCCGCCTGTTTTTTGGAACTACTCGGCATCGCCGCTTCCCTTTTTGCCAAACCAGCCTTGCACGGTATCCGTCTCGTAGATGCGAATCGCTGTCCACACGATTGTGAATACCGCTGCGATGGAGGGCAGCATGTTCACCAGCGTCCCAACGACTGTAACGATTGATAAGGCATCCACTGCATGTTTTACAGTCTCGCTTGTTGCTTCGCTCATTTACAGCCCCACCGTTTAAGACTAGCAGCCTTACGAGTAGGACGCCCTTTTTCATCCGTCATCGGGCCGGGCATACCGCTCATACGGGCGCAGAACGATTTCTTACGGCCAGCATCAGCTTTGGTTTTCGGGCTAGGCGCAGGCGCTTTCAGGTTTGACCCTGTAGCCGCGTTGTACCGCGCACGGCCTTTGGCGGTAAGGCCCGCTCCCTGAGATACCGGGAGCTTTTCTCCTCGCCCTACCGCCAATGACACAGCCTTCTTAGCCATAAAACACCGTAACTTTTGCGGCGGTCGGCAGCGTCACATAAATACCCGTTGTCGCCAAAATGCCTTCGCCCGGAATCAAATTGGCAAAGGGGTTGTTGGTGTTGGCCGGTATGTTGAAACGCAGTAGTTCCGCGCCGCCGTTGCCGTCGGTAAAAACAATATCGCCAGCCGTCCCGCCTGAAAGGCATTGATAGCCCTTTAACCGAGTTCGGCCCGATACCATCGATCCGGTAGCTTCCGCGTGTGCGGCTTTTACGTCAGTTTGCATCCCCATGATGCGCTCCTAATTAAGCGCTAACAGGGTTAGCAGTGCCGTTAGGCGCACGCTGAGCGTAATTCACAGTAACAATGAAGCGGCCCGAGCCCAATGTGGCAGTGCCAGTGACGTTCCGAATCCACACGGTTGTGTCCGCTGTGGTGGATGTCTGCCATGCCAGCTGAGTAGCGGCAGTAGTGACGCCTGTGAAACGGCCACCCGCCGTTGTAGCAACAGCGGCGGAGAGTTGTGCGCCACCGGAGGCATTGCCAACGGAAACCGTAGTCGTGCCAGTGGTCGAAGCGACCACTTGGTCAATCACGATATTGATGATTTGCGCGCCTTGCGGCAGGATGATGCCCGAGTTGATGTCCAGCGTGCCGGTAGTAGTACCCGTCAGATCGCCAGAATCGTAGGCTTGCGTCAGTACAACCAAGCCAGTGTTGCGGCCAGCGCCTTCGCGCACGGTGCCAACACGGACGGGGCCGGAAAATGTAGAAAAGCTCATATTGTCCTCACATGCGAGTTCGGTATGGGCGTTTGCATGTCATCGTCCGGGGACGTCGCGCATACCGGGGTAAGCCCCGGAATACCTACGTTTTAACACGTAGGGTGGTGGGGGTCAAGCAAGCTTTTTCTTGCGAGCTACGGCATCATCCTCCCTGCGGCAAAGAATGCACGTACCCTTAGTAGCGCGAGGAAATATATGCCCTCGCTCGCATGGAATGCCTGTGAAATATTGTTTTGCGCCTTCGGTTTTGGCTTGCGACCTGCTACGCGGTAATGATGCAAATTCTTCAGGGATTACTGGTGCAATCAGCTCTTCCCCTTTATACGCTAACACCCACCCCGCAATCGCTCCTTGTCGGATGGGGTTTCCCGTTTTGCATGCCCGAATGATCGTTGCGATGGATACGCCGAACGTATCGCGCATGTACGTAAGGCTGGAAAACTCCTGCATCGTGCAATCAGGCAACCGTGCCACGATTGGTCTTTGAAAGTCATCCGCATTGACAGGTCGTTTGCCATAAAAATGCGACTCTTCCCCCCGCTTTACCGCCGCAGATACATTGATCCGGCCTTGTTCTGACATAAGCTGCCCCTTGCGGGGGTTTGGTCTGCCTTTCTGGGCGGCACTGATTTTTGCTTTAAGTTCCTCAGAAAGAGTTTTGCCGTAACGGTAATGTGCGACGCCCGCATGTTTTCCTTTTCGGCTCGCACTTAGTTTGGCTTTAGTTTCTTCAGTCATTTTAATGCCCGTACGCATTCCTACTGCGTCGGTGTTGATGTTGTAGCAATCGGATTGTCCGACGCATTTATACAAGTAGGTGTTCTCAATATCAAAAGCACTGCGGCCTTCCGGCACATCTTCAATTATTTCAAACACAAACATTTCTTCCCCGTACTTGTTCCACGCGGCTTGAAGTCGGGGATTTTTATGCGCCCCACGCCGCAAATCATATTTGTGTTGCCACTCCCTGCGGGCAAAAGACTCCGCACTGCCGATGTAGTAGTCCCTTGTTGTCATGTTGGTGATGCGATATATGACGGCCATAGCTAGCTCCTTTCTGGTAACAATCGAAATATAGCTAACCAGCCTAAGACTTGTCAAGGGTCTCTAGCTTTGTATCGCGCATATCAACAAAAAAGGGGCCGAAGCCCCTTTTCTGCTACAAATCAACTACTTATCAAGCCGCGCCGGGCGAACCAAACACGCCCAACGGATCGCTGACCCCAAAGGAATAACGTTCGCGGGCCTTGTAACGGGTATTGCCCGTCTCAAAGTCTCCATCCATTCCGGTTTGCATCGCGGTACGAACAAAGTGCTTCATACCGTTAGGCACGTCGGTCAGCAGGAACCAGCCGTTAACGTCGGTCAAGTAGTGGTTGACTGCGTAACCTTCGGGGATCGAGCCGTTGTTCTTCAGCGCGTTGATGTCGTTGTCAGTTGTGCTGACACGCAGCTCTGTTTCGAGCAGGCGAGTTGCAACGAACATCAGTGCGGGCGGAACAATCAACTTACGGGGCTTGGCAGCGATCAGCAGGCCACGCTCGTCTGTCCAAGCGGCGATCTGAATAACGGCGGCTTCCAAGGAAGTCTCGTTCAGGTCAGCGCCAGTGGTCGGGCGGTTGCTGTTTGTTGCGCCATTGACCAGCGGGTGGTCTGTGGCAAACAGAGTCTTGCCGTCGCCGTAGGTCGGGCCACCAGTAAAGCCGTTGTTCAGAATCGCAGCGGCTTTGACTTGCTTGGTGTAGGCCATACCACGGGCCAGAGCCTTGGTGTAACGAGCAGACAGGCTGTCGTACAAGTTATCTTCAATCGCTTCTTCAGTGATCGAGAAACCAAGGGCGATGGTCTCGTGTGTGTAACGCGCCGTCCAAGCTTCTTGGGCATTGTCGTACACAATTGCGGAACCTTCGTTTTTGACCGGCGCTTGACCGAAACCAGACAGCTTGGTTTCTTCTTCAAACGAACGCTCGGAAGTCTCGATTTCGTAGATTTCCTTGTGCTCTTCGCCGTAGCGCTTGTACTCCAGACCGAACAACGCATTCAGGCCCGGGAGAAGTTCTTTGAGTAGCTGTGAACGTGAAATAGCCATGCTTCAGTCTCCTTAGACGCCGAGCGAGTTGTAGTAAGAGTGCACGCCCTGATTGAACTTGACCACAAACTCGGGGTACAGATCAGATTCAGTGCCGCGCACAACATCAACAACGCGCATTGCGGTAGCAGCGGTAGTCACCAGACCGGCACCGTTGGAGCCGACAATCAGGTTGACGCCGGAATTGCCTGTGCGGGTGTTGCCCGGAGTGACAAAACCAAGGGCGGCGTTCTTGCCGATAGCGCCAGACCAGCCGGAGCCGTTGGTGCCGCTGTTGAATGTGCCCAGAGCGGCTGTGCCTTGAATCTGGAACAGTGCATCAGGATCATCAACCACGCGAACAAAAATGTCAGTGTAGCCAGCTGTGACCGCGTTGGCGGGCAGGTACTGGGCGAACTGTTGCTGGTTCAGATTGGGGGTAACGTAGCGAACGCCAACGCACACACCAACAATACCGGCAGTTGCGTCAGCAGACGTAGCCGGAATCTTGATACCAACTGGAGTTGTAGTGATGGAAGCCGGTTCGCCAGTGCTGGCAAGAGCGATCACATCGCCAGCGAAGATCGCGGCGGCTGTGTTAACCGAGAATTTGTATTCGCGGAATTGACCCGCGAAGACCTGACCGCCGACCAACTGGATCGGACGCAGGCCATAAGGAGAAAGCGTAGACGCCATGTGTAGCTCCTATTAGGTTCCGTTACCGAAAGTGACCTTGGATTTTTTCTCTGCGAACAGAGGCATCCGAGGATCATTCTCGCGCATAAAAGTGTTATCAACTGCATGCATCTGATTTTCCGCTTGCGTGCGATAGTACGCATCACGGTCTTCAGCCATCTCAGTGGGGATTTTGCAGAGCATCAAGCCACCAATCACGATATTGTCGCGGTGCTTATCGTTTTCGATAGCAGCCAGCTGAATCTCGGGGTGAGCCGACGCCTTAACCGGTTCCCAACCTTCACGAAGTTTGGAAGAAACGTTCATGGGATCAGCTTGATTCATCGTGGACATACGTACCCAGCGAAACACATATCCCGGTTCGGGATTAGGATCAGGCAGCAGGGAAGCGGGTGCCCAGCGGCGTTTACGAATTGCCGCATCACGTGAAGTTCTGTTCTCAGCCATTTTGTTTCCTCATGTCTTCAGCAACCTGTCGAGCGTACTGCTCCAAAGTTAGACCAAGCCGTTTGGCAATAGCCTGTTGCGATGTTGTCAGTACGATTTTTCGGGGTGCGGCAGTGCGGGTCGCAGGAGCCACCACCGGTTTACGGCGTGGTTTCTCGTCTGGTTCAGATTCCTCGAACTGATCGGGGAACACTTGGCGCATACGACGGTTGATAGCGTCGTAGTAGTCGTCGGATTGAGGGTCGACACCCTGCTTGATAAGCTTCTGATGCAGCCCCAGCGCAAAACTCGTCATCTCATCGTCAGCCCCGAACCACGAATTGTCTTGTTGCCATGCAGCGACTCGCGGGTCTAACTTAGGTTGCGTCTGTTGTACTGGAGCGTTATTCCGAATTTCTACAGGAGATTCTTCCTCTTGTAAAGTCGGCAGCCGGAAGTTAGCCACTCGATCCGCTTTAAGCTTGGCGGATGTCATGCTTTCCTGAGCGGCAGTTACCTTATCGGGGTCGCCTTCTTCGTAGGCCGCACGAAACTGTGCCTTGGCTTGAGCCAGCTCGATGTCAGCTGAGCGTTTGGCTTGTTCAAGAAGGGCTTCTTGGTTCTGATTAACGGTACTTTTGAGCTTTTTATTCTCTTCGATAATCGACTGCGCCAGCTTCAGGGCTTCCTCACGTTCGCGCAAGGCGGATTCTTTCGCCCGACGCTCGTCGTGATAGCCCCGCGTAAAGTGCTGAATACGCTTCTTGACCTTGTCCGAATAGCCTTCCAGCTCATCGTCGGTCACATCTGTCGGCGGCTCAGCAGGCTTGCGCCCGCGATCTTTCGCCGGCGTATCGTCGACTACTTCGACTTCGAACCCATTGTCGTCTGCTTCAGCGGCGGGGGCTTTATCCTTGGCCTCTCCCTTGTCGGGATCGGGAAATTCAAATTCAAACTTTTCCATATACCCTCCTTACGGGCGGCTAATGCCACGGGGATCAGCAACAACAGCCTCGATGCTGTCATCAGACATGAGGCGATACTCCACCCCTCGGAATGTGAACCGCGTGCCGCTGTTGCTGCGGAACATCACATACTCACCGGCGGAACACCACGGCCCATGCGGGAACCGCTCAGGGTCTTTGTATGCCTGCGAGCCCATGTCCAGCACCAGCCCGATGGTCGACAGCACCTTCTCGTAATGCACAGTCTTGGCATCTTTGACGATGCCAGACTCATACGTCTCGTCGATCTTGGGCAGGGCGATCAGCAACATGTAGCCAACCGGCTTGGGCAGTTGCGCTTCCAGTTCTTCTTCAGTGAATACGGGCTCAGTCATCATCTCGTTCCAAGTAGTTCTGCTCAAGGTCTGTAATCGCTGCTACTGCATGGGTCAGCCCTCGGACGACCCCACACAGCTCCTTATACGTCGCGTAATCCCCCGCCTTGCCTTCAGCGAGGTGATTACTTATCCGCACACTCTCACCCTCCAGATTGCTCCGAAGGGCTTCAAACACTGTCTTCGCCAATTATTTCTCCTTGGGTTTTCGTTGCTGCTGCACTACGGTCTTCATCAGGTCCATCTTCAAACGATCTGCATTCTGCTTGTCCTGTGCTTGCAACTGAGCGCCACTCTTCTGCGCGTCCAGCGTCAGGCGCTGTTCCTCAAGTGACAGGCGACGGTCCGCTTGCTTGGCGTCGAGCGCATCTTTCTGAGCCTTACGCTGGATGTCCTGCTGCTTGACCTGCAACTCCTGCTGCTGAATCTGCAACAGCGGGTCCTGAGCCTGCTGCTGAGCCTGCTGCTGGGCGGCCTGACTCTGGTGCATCTGCACCAGCTGCTTGGACGCATCCGCCACGAGGCGCGACAACTGCACCTCAAACTCCTCCGGCAAGGGCGCATCCGGGGGCGGCAGAGGCACGCCAAGCTGTTCCTCGATCTGCTTGCGATAGCTATACCCCAGATGCTCTGCAACGTGCGCCATGAGGGCTGCCTGCATCTGCTGGGCCATCGGATTCTGACCGAGTGTTGCGGCAATCATCGGGTCTTGCAGGAACGTCATGTGCGCGGAGATATGCGCATCGTGGTCTTGGTAGATAAACGCTTTGACTGGCTTGCCAATCATCACCGCCATGTTCTCGGAGATCGGATCGCGTGGCGTCTGGTCCTCGGGCATCGGCAGAATCTTGTCGGCGTTCTTTACCCCCAGCACCTCGATCATCTGTCTGTGCAGATACGGCAAGTCATAAATCTGAGGCGCAGCCTGCGCCATCTGCATGATCGCCTGATACTGCACAACCCGCTGGGCCATCGTCGAGCTGTTCGGGTCGCTGACCGGGATCACCTCAGTCGTCGCGTAGTCCTCGCGCCGTGCCTTACGGTTAGCGTGGCTGGGCTCGTAGTCGTAGCTCGTCGGGGCATACTCGGCAATGATCGCCTTCAGCAGCTTGAACTCCTGTTTCATGGCGTAGTGCACGCGCGCCTGCACCGCAGCCATCGGCTTGAGGGTGCGCTCCAGAATCGCCAGCGTCGTGCCCACGGGCGCGTTAGCCGACATATCGCTAACATTAAGATCGCTGATAGCCCCTAAACGTCGGCCTTCTTCGGTAATCTGGTTCAGCAGGGCCAGCAGGACTTGAGACGGCTCCTTGTACGGCAGCGGCATGATGTTGTCGCGGATGGCCCCCGAGGGGATGTCTACGTCCCGGAACTCTCCCGGTGCGATGGGCGTGTCGTCGCCCTTGATACGCATGCCACGGGCCTTGAGGCCACCCGGCAAGTTGTTCAGCGTGCCTGCGTCCACCAGCTGACGAATGAGAGACGTGCCTGCGCGTGCGTACCCGCCGATGATGTGGATCAGCCCGAGGCCGTAGAACCCAAACCCGATAATGTACGGGTAGTGTACGAAGTGCTGGCGCTTGAGCGGTGTCGGTGTGGGCCGTTGTGTCGCAGTCCCCGTGGGGTGTGCTGGCGACGGCAGGTGCGGCTCCCAGTTACGACGGATAGAGAGGATAGTCTGTGACCCACGGTCGAGCGTTACGACGTACGGGGACGGCAGGGGCGAGGAGTTGTCTTCGTCTTCTGCGGCGTCGAACCCGGGAATGACGAGGTCCGCGTGGCACTCAAACAGCGAATACCGATTGTCATCGGTGATCGTAAAGCCCGAGTCCTCAGCCTTCTTCTTCTCAAGGTCGGTGTGATACGACCGCGCTTCGCCCAAATCCACATCCCGATAAAACTCGGATGCCTGCAACTTCTGCATCTCCAGCTTGGTCTTGCGCAGGATGTGCGTCACGCGCTCAGCAGTGTTCAGGTCAGTGGCACCCCACGGCACAATAATGTCTTCAGCCGGCACGGTGATGCTAACTTGCCGGTCAAGGTTAGGGTCAAAGTAGACCTTCTTGAACACGCTACCCGCCAGCGCCAGATTAAACAGAGCCCGCTCGTGCTCCGTCCGATACTCGCTCATCACTTCCGTGATCTGGTAGTTCATGTCGTCCCGCACACGCTCGGCAGCTTTCTCTTTCTCCGGCGTAGACTCACCGAGGATCAGCGTCTTCACGGGGCCAGCGGCAGGGAACGTCTCCTGCATAGTCTCAGCTTGGAACCGAATGGCAGCTTCCGACAAGACGGCGGAGTACACGCCACAGGCGTCCTCCCACGGCTCCATCCGCTCTTCATACTTCAAGCCCAGCACTTCCATACCTTTGACATACGTCTCAACCCAGTCTTTTCTGGACTGGATGTCTGTCTCGACTTCGTCGATTAGATCAGACGCTAGCGTGGCAAGAACGGACTCATCGAGGTAGTCAGCCAAGTTGGCATCAAACGGGATGTCTTCGTCGGTGTCGGAGCTGGAGGATGGGTTGAGGGTGATTTCAACGGAGCCGTCTTCAAGCTGGGTCTGTGTCGAGGGGGATTCGAGGTCGAAGTCGAGCTCAAGCTGGAACGGCTCGTTATCGAGCAGCGGGTTGGCGGAGGTCAGCGCCTTATCAACGTTTGTTGCCATTGGGTCGGTCCTTAATTGGGTCAGTAGTAGCCGCCTTTGCGGCGGAAAAAGACTGGTTCATTGTCCTCGTTATCAGTCCGCAAGGACAGCAACCCGCCCTTACGCACACGTGCTAAGGCCAAGGTACAGGCGTCGACCGCGTCGTCATGCTCGGCGGCGGGGAACGATACGATCTCTTCTACGGTAGCTTGCGCCCAGTGGGTCTCCGGGAACCATACGTGGCCGCTGGCAAACATATCGGCAACGGCGTTGAGCCGTGCGATCTTGTCTTGGCCCTTGCCCGGGCTGTAGTCCTGCACAAAGATACCGCTGCGACGCATCTCATCGATCAGCGGCTGGCCGCTGGCCTTGGCTTCGACGATCACGGAGTCTGGCTCCCAGTCTCGGTACTGCTCAAGGGCCATCTGCTTGAGCTCAGGGAACTCCCACTTGCCTTTTACTTGGTTGAGCAAGATGACATTAGTCGAATTGTCTTCTTCGTTGAAGAAAACGCCCCAAGTCTGGCACACGCTATAGTCCGACCGGGTCTTGGTAGTGAGCGCCGTGTCGTATGACTGCACAATAAAGTCGACTTTAGGCGGGTCTTCGTGCGGCCACCACTTAATCCACTCCCGCTTGATGATGGCAGACTCTGACGCGGTCGGATTCTGCATGTACTGCGCATTCCACTGCCACAGAATGTGCGACATCGACGCTTTTGTGCGCAGCAACGACTCAAGTGACCACTGTTCCGGCCAAAGTGACTTCGGCGGGTTGTCCGGGTCGGTCGACTCCTCGTTGAGAATGGCAGGAAACTCGAAAATCTCGTACTGGTCGCCGTCCGGGTTAGTCGCAGAGTCCTTAATCAGGCGTCCAATGAGGTCTCGCTGGTGCCAGCGGGTGTGCAATATACATATCTTCCCGCCCGGCATGAGTCGCGTGCGTAAGCCGGCAGAAAACCACTCATATAGCGCGTCAAGGGAGTCGAAATTACCCGCTTTAATGTCCTGTTCCGACAACGGATCGTCGGCAACGATCAGATCGGCACCTCGACCAGCCAGCGCACCCCCTGTACCGATGGCAAAATACTCACCACCTTGGCTGGTATTCCACTTACCGGCAGCTTTAGCGTCGGATGCGATGGTTGTATCGGGGAAAATCCTCCGATACTCGGCAGTTTGCATCAAATTCCGCACTTTACGGGCCATATCCACCGCCAATTCGGCAGTGTGTGAGGCAACAATGACCTTGTGCGTGGGGTTCTTACCCAAATACCATGCCGGGTAATAGATGGAAATCATCTGGCTCTTGCCCATACGCGGAGCCATGCTGACGGCAATCCGATCCTTATACCCTTGCTCAACTTCCGTCAGCAACGCACCGAGCCGCTTGAGGTGCGTACCAAACTTATAGGTGGCATCGAGGGCTGCAATGAACGCAAGAAAGTCGTTCTGGCAGATGGATACGCGCTTACGCGACTCCAGCTCGTCCAGCAACGCCAGCAGGTCAGCTTTCTCCGCGTCCGGCAGGTGCGTTAGGTTCATTGCGCGGGGGTGGCAAACACGTCGTCGATAGTCTCATTGCGGCGGATCGGTGACGACGGCATCGTCATATGCTCGCCTTCAATTACCTTGGATAGACGTTCGCGCAGCATCTGCTCCAGCTCTTCGGTTGGGCGATGGCGTAGCGTAATCTCGGCTTTTTCCGTGAACAAGCCCACGTCGCTGATCTTGCCCAGCAACTCAAGGGCCTTAATCCGAATGCGGGGGTCGGAGTGGGCACTCTCCAGCAACAGCTTGTTGGTAATGTACGTACGTAGCTGGACGGCAGACTCTACGACTTTGGTGTCGTATTCTGAAAGGATTGCCTTTAGGTGCACTACCGTCCCCGGGCTGGAGAGGTCGAGGTCTGTGGCGTTCTGCGTACCCATAAACACAGACCGTGCTGTGGTCATGTCGTCATCCGACACAAACACATTAGTCTCTAACTCTGCCAGTGCGGCAAAGGCGGTATCGACGCGAGCCTGCAAAGTCTCGAACGTCGGCTGGTATTCAGAAAATTCAATGTCAGTATCTACGACTGGCGTATACATAGGCAACCCGCACTAGGGTGAGGCTCGAATATAGCACGGTTCCACGTAAGCGCAAGCGCGTATGGGGGCTTAACTGAGTTAACTTATACCGTTTTGCTACGCGCTATATTTTTACGCATGGGCGTTATCTGAGTTAACTTAGGTGGCGTAGTGGCCAAAATATATTTTTCTGAGTTAACTTAGGTGGCGTAGTGGGCTTTGAGTTTCCGAAACTCAGCACAAGCACAAGGGAGGAGTCCCATCATGGGTCGCGGGGGGTGGGGTATGGGTGGGGTCGCGCCCGGCGCGTTCGTGCGCGATGCGCTGGTCTAACCGTTAGAGCCCTTGACAGTCTGTTCAGTAAAAGATATTATGTAGTCTGTTGTAAGGTTTAACGGCGCACCTTGCAGCTCTTTACCTAAGCGCCTAGGCACTACAAAGAGGAGTTACACCGTGGAAATTATCAAGACAATGCCAGAAAACGAACTTCTTGCAACGCGCAAAGCGTTGGAAAGCATCGGCAAGGGATTGACTGAAGCGATCCTATCCGCGGATGTTATGCGGGCTCAGGCAATCAACGATCTGTTAGATATCGCCCGAGAGACTGGCGTATCTGCAAAGGTAGCCGTAGCAGATATTATGGAAAGCGTGGTCAAACCCGTGTCCCTTGTGAAAAACGAAAAGGGGATTCCACCAACGAAAATAGCGGGCAAAATCACGGATTACGGCACCACATGGAAGCTTGGATACTCCACTTCGCGAGCATACGCGAAGGGCATGGAAATATCCTTCGCGACGGGGGTTCCATTTTATGTGTCTTTGTACAAAGACACGTTGGATGCTGCCAAGGTTAAAAAAGAATCCGAGCACGCGGAAAAGCTTATTGCAGCGGAAACCCTCGCGGCTGAAAAAGCCGCTGAGGCAAAAGAGCTGGCCAGCAAGGCCGCGAAGGCAAAAGCCACCGACGAGGTAAAGCTTGCGGCTGCGCAGGCAAAGCTTGACGCGGAGAAGGCACAATCTGAGGTGCGCAAGGCGATTGATGCCGCACCTATCAGCCAAAAAACCGGCGGACGCAAGGCGGCACCTAAGTCAGGCCCGGTAAAGGCCCTGACGCGTCACGAAGTGGCTTTGCATGCCACCGCATTGGTGGCGATGCTTGAGAGCATTGGAGAGCTTTCTGTCGCGTCTGAGGTGCGCGAAATTCTCGCGGACAATAACCTTTTCGCTGAGTAACACGCTCACCCCGCGTCGCGAGGCGCGGGGTTCTAATCGTTAGAACCTAAGGGAAAAATAACATGTTCGAACTACTCGCCTTGTTGCTTGAATGCCGCATTAGCGGCACCCTGCCACCCGAGCTGGCCCGCCGGGTTGATACGGTAGTCAAAGATACTCTCGCGCAGTGCGATGCACTGCTAGGGTGGCAGGATGAAGTGGAAAGGCTTGAGATATGACGCTCGGGCAAGAGGTAGGCTGGCTCACGCTGGCGATAATGGCGGGCTTTGTGTTTCTGGCATGGCTCTTTGAATGGTAGGACAAGCCCGCTTCGGCGGGCTTTTTTGCGCCCCTTGCGGGCGAAACGTCATAGTAGTTAGTAGCGAGCGAGGGGCAGGCGAGCGGGCGCGGGGGCGTCATAGTGGCTGGGGGCGGGCGAGTGAGCGCTTGAGGCGGGCGAGAGTAGGGTGTAATATGAGTATGTCTAACCGTTAGACCACAGAGGAGCAATGATGAACTTCAGAGAAGAATGGCCGTTCAAGATGTTGAAAGTGGGCGAGAGCTGCACTATCCCCCGCGACAAAGCGAAGAAAGCCCGCGCCTACGTCCACGTATACGCAGGAGGGTGTAATAAGCGTATGTCGTGGAAATCCAATTGGGACGGCACAGGCACCGTGACAAGGCTGCCGGACACGGCGGGGCTAAGCCTGACGCTTACCGCAGAAGAAGGCGACACTCTGGCAACCCTATTCCCAGACAAAACCCGGCTCAGAGCGTTCTGCAAGCTGATGGCGGGCAAGGTTCGGGTGACACGGCTGCCGGACGGAAAAACTCTAATTGAGGGTAGGTAAATGTAGATGTGACGCTGTAACGTTTTTAGCCGCCGTGTAACGTTGGCAACGTTACACGGTTTATATGTGGCAAAAGGAGTGTTTTCAGAGGAGAGAGAGAGAGATTAATTAATTTATAATAAGTATATGTGACGCTGTAACGCTGTTTTTGAGGAGCGCCGCCGGGAAATTCTTTTTTCCCCTAATCGGCTGCTTTCATATCCTTTACATACACGCTGCCGTTTTTCAAGTCCTCCAAAGGTCTGCCGGGAGCCCCCTCTTTTTCAAAAAGTTACGTTACACTGATACCCCGTTGATTCTAAAGGCTTTTTCGGCTTATTAGGTAACCTATACATTTTTAACCCGTTGATTTAAAACAACTAATTTGTATCACTGTAACGTTTTTTCGTATCTATTGTGTTAATACTTTTACCTTTTTTATACACAAATCGACACATATAATAGGAGGGTATGTCTTCCAAAACATATACCTTGACAAACCCGCTATCCTGTGGTATAATATTCTCTATTGACTACTCTTTTTCCATCATACCCCCCTATAATTTGGGGTCTAATCGTTAGACCTCACCGGAGCCTCAAATGACCTCTCGCCCTCAACTCGAACTGTTGCCGACCCTCGACGGTCTCCCCTTGCCTATACAATATATAGAAGGCGTGCGCTATGTCATGCTCACGGGCCGCCTCTACCCTCTAGCGGAGTTTGTTGCCACTCTCCAGCACTACTCAAGCCCCGACACCCTCCCAACCCTATCCCTTGCCACCCTGCCCACGTCCACGCGGGACCAAGATATTTATAAGCGCGTCACATACGAGGGCCAGAGCATGGCGAAGGCTGGTGCCGTCCACGGCCTGTCCCGCCAGCGTGTGAAGCAGATCGTCGACCAGCTGCGAGCCACAGCCGTTGCCAACGCCCTGCCTCCGACCGACCCACCACCTAGCAATAGGTGAACTTGACAAATAGACTAATGTATGGTATAATATATACTCAATACTGAGTTCTCACCCACGACCCAGCCACCTTGCGCCGGGTCTAATCGTTAGACCTACCACTAAGGGGACACCATGTATACATACGTTGCCTTTTATAAGAATCAACAGCGTGAGGTGCAAGCTAACACCTCACTCGAAGCCCGAGACATTGCCGCTGCCCTGTTCAAGGCCAAGCGTGCATACGAAGTGTCGGTAGTTGTTGCCGCACGCCCCGACGGTACCCCCGTCGTTCACACCCCCACGTTCTAACCGTTAGACTGCCTAGGAGACACCATGACCACTGCCTACGACCTGCTGACTGCCCACTACGACGAATACAAATACAAACGAGGTGCATACGTGGGGTACGCCCCGCTCTACGCCCACAACCGCCGCCGCACCAACCAGCGCGTTGCCATCTCCCCCACCCACGCAGAGGTTGTGTGCCACAAGACGACAATACTGCGAGCGTACCCCGATGGGCGTGTGCAGCTATCTGCCGCCTCGTGGCGCACTAACATCACCAAGGACACGCTCAACCAAGCTCTTGCCACTATCAAGCTGCCCACCCGTATCTATTCATGCAAGCGGTTCGGGCTCAGCCAGTGGCACCTCTACGTGCCCGGTCACGGCCACTACGCCTTCTACGATGGCATGCACCTCAACCAACACGGCACCCCACGACGCCCTCTCCCGTTCAAGCGCCGGTGTATCGACACCACTCAGTCCCGGCCATTCCATAAGCAGGCACGGGAGTTCCGCTCAGTGTTCCCTGTGCTGCACGCAGGAGTGCCGGACACTAAGGACGCTGCCGCTGCCAACGAGACGCAACAGCTCTATTACAAGCACAAGCTATACGACTCTCGAGCGCTAGAGCTTGCCGTCACCACACAGCCTGAGCTGTGGCCTGCCATTGCCGCGTCATACAGTTATCCGACCCTTTACGTCACGTGGCAACAGCACAAGCTGCCGGCCAAGGACGCCCTCAACCACATCCTCACTAAGGCCAAGGAGCCCATGTACCACACGATAGAGACCACGACGACGCACATCCCGGTCTAACACCTAGCAATAGGTGGTCTAACCGTTAGACCACCCACTACCAACCACTAAGGACACACCATGAAAGTCACTCTCCAGCAAGCTGCCACCCTCGTGCAAACATGCGGACACACTAATACGTTTCTGCTGCGCGGTGCCCCGGGCATTGGCAAGTCGAGCATCCTCACGACTATTGCACGTCACATGCCTGACTACCACCCCTGCTACATCGACTGTGCCAACCTAGACCTAGGCGACCTCGGGCTGCCTATCATCGACCGACCCTCACCCTCCTCACCCTCCGCCATACCCACCACGACCTATGCACCCAATGTGCGGTTCGGTGCACACCAGCCACGTCCCGTGCTTATCATGCTCGACGAGCTGGGCAAGGCGTCCCGCCCTGTGCTCAACATGTTGTTGCCGGTCATCCTCGAACGACGCCTCGGTGACCACCCGCTGCCCCCGGGCTCTATAGTCTTTGCCACGACTAACCTCGACACTGACGGCGTGGGAGATAACATCCCGGCCCATGCTTACAACCGCATGACTGTGTTGCCTGTTGCCAACCCCACGGCAGATGAGTGGATCAACTGGGCCACAGCCTCTCACAACGCCATCGCAGCAGAGGTGCTGGCCTTCGCTCAAGAATACTCCCAAGTGTTCGAGTGTTATGCCGACGATCCCACGACCAAGAACCCGTACATATTCAACCCACTCAACAACCAGACCCGGGCCTTCTGTAGCCCTCGGTCTCTTGCTCACGCCTCACACATCGTCAGCCATCGCCACACGCTAGGCGAGGCTACACTACCTGCCCTGATCGGCACCGTGGGTGAGTCTGCTGCCCGCGACATGGACGCACTGCTGCGCCTGTCTGACAAGCTGCCGCCCACCGAGACTATCACTACCCATCCTGAGACTGCCCCACTGCCCCCGGACACGGCCAGTTACTTTATCTTGGCCTTCCGGCTGGCGATGGACACGACCCGCACGACAATCGCCCCTGTCATGACGTACGTCAACCGCTGGGAGTCGTTCGAGGCCCGGGCGCTGTACATCACCACCGTGGCAGGTAACCGTGACAAGGCACCGATGGCCTGTGCCGACGCACTGTTCCGGCGCGCAGCCAGCGACATGGGCAAATACTTCTAACGGTTAGACCCACCCGTTACCGAGGAGACCACTATGACACAACACACACCCGGGCCGTGGGAAGTTTGGAACCACGACAATGACCCACGGCATGTATATGTAGGCCCCGTTAAGGGCGGGCTATGCGTTGCCGCTGTAGTTTCGTGCAACGCACACGGCGTATACACCCCAGAAACCGAAGCCCGAGGGCGTGCTGATGCACAGCTTGTGGCCGCTGCACCCGACCTGCTGGCTGCACTCAAGAAGATCGTGTCCACTCCTGCGTATGTCTACGACTATCACGACGGCGAGCGGCTCGACGCGATCATGGGTATGGCCAATGAAGCAATACGCAAAGCGGACCAGAACTGGGACAAGGAGGGGAAATGAAGCTGCATGACCTACTGACGTTCGCCGCTAACACTATCAAGGGCGAGTATCCCGAGAGTCAGTGGCCCGACTACCACGTGGCCGAGATGGAGCGCGCTGCCACTCTTGTGCCCCAGCTGACCGACAACATCGAGAAGCTACTCAAGCTGAACGCCGAGCGGGAGGAGACGGTGAAGAAGATGATACGGCTGACTCTGGCCCACCTGTCTGACCCAAGGCACCACCCCGAGCAACGCAAGAAGTTAATCCAAACCCTAGAGGAGTATGTGAAATGAAAACAAGTGAACTGACAGGCGACGCCCTTAATTGGGCAGTGAACCATGCAGAGAGACTGACGGGCGTGCTGTCCCCGGTCAACTACTGCGGCAAATGGGAGCATGGAGGGCCGATCATTGAGCGTGAGAGGCTCTGCATTACGGCCACCCCCTCGGCGCACTGGTATGCGCGAACCGAAGACTATCCACCCCGCTATAGCGAAGGCCCCACCCCACTCGTTGCAGCCATGCGTGCATACGTCGCCAGCAAGATAGGCGACGAGGTAGACGTGCCATTCTAACCGTTAGACCCACTACCAAGGAGATCACCATGCTACGACTTGAGACCACATCAAACGGACGCACTATCGTGCGATTACACAAGGACTGGAACCCGACACGGATCAGCCGATCCTACGCCCCACGCCCTCAGATGTACGACCACCAGCGCGACCTGACACGACTACAGACGGCACTACTTAAGGAGGCACGCCATGCACGGTGACTTTATCAGCAGGCAAGTGATTGAAGACAGGATCGAGGAGCTAGACGCAGAGCGCGAGCAGTTCCTTGATGAGATGTGCGAGTCTGCTGGCATCGACGAGGACCACGACGACTACGACAACCTGCGCGAGCAGACTGTCGAGGTATGGGAGAAACACCAGCCCGAGGGGGTCGAGTGGCTAATGCTGACCGACGCGCTGGAGGAGATTGGTAGTGCCGACTACCTTATTGCCGACGACCACTTCGTCGACTACATCAAGGACACACTAGAAAACTGCGGCGACGTGCCCAAACCCTTACCGTGGTACATCGAGATCGATTGGAAAGCGACTGCCGACAACTGCCGATCTGACTACGACGAGATCGAGATCGAAGGGCATACGTACCTGTACCGAGACTAGCCACACCACTAACCACTAAGGAACAACCATGCAAGTCCCAACTCAAGACCGTATCAACAAGGCCAAGATCGCCATCATGAGACACCCACGCTTCTGCCGGTACGCCGGCATCATGGCATGTGGCAAGCTCACTATCACGGACACCGTGCCTACCGCTGCGACTGACGGGTGGAACGTGCTCATCAACCCTGAGTTCGTCGACACGCTATCCGACCCGCAACTGCGTCTGCTCATCCTGCACGAGCAGCAACACAAAGCCTACCGCCACATGCGGGTATGGCGCTCACTCATCACAGAAAATGCCCAGCTCGCTAACATTGCGATGGATCACTTCGTGAACCTGACCCTGATGGACATGAACAACGGAGATGACTTCCTTGCCATGCCCGCCCTAGGTGTGCAGCCTGAGCCTAAGTACCGGGGCTGGTCAGTCGGTCGTATCTTTGCCGACCTCAAGAAGAACCCACCCCCTACCCCACCACAGTCGTTCGACGAGCATCTGCCCGACGACGCACCCCCACCCGACGCCACCACTGCCGACGCTGACGCAGCGCAGCAAGCGTTCGACGACAAGCGCATCAAGGAGATCGACCAAGCCCTGCGCCAAGGCGAGATACTTGCCAAGCGACGTGCTGCCCAGATGGGCCTCGACAATACCCCCGCATTCGGTGAGCTGCTGCACCCGACCCGTAACTGGCGCGAGGTGCTGCGTGAGTTCGTGAGTGAGACGTGCACAGGCCGTGACGAGGCGACATGGCGCAGACCGAACAGACGGTACATGGACATGGACATTTACCTGCCGTCTATGGTGAGCACTACTATGACGCGTCTGGCGGTGGTGTTCGACACCAGCGGGTCGTGCTTCGGCACAGACATTGCCACGCGGTTCGTGTCCGAGCTGGCTGCCATCATCGAGCAGGTTAAGCCCACGTACGTAGATGTGATGTACGTCGACACTCGCGTTGCCGCCCACCAGACATTCGAGCACGGCCAGTTCGCCGTAGCAGACCTGCAACCCCGTGGCGGTGGCGGCACCGACCTGCCCGTGGCGTTCGACTACCTGCGTGCCAAGCACATCAAGCCTGACGCCTGTGTCGTGCTCACTGACGGGCACACCCCGTTCAATACAGCCCCGCCCTACCCCGTGCTGTGGGCACTCACGAGTCTAACGATTAGACCACCCTACGGCAGCGTCGTGCACATCGGAGACTGACATGCAGCTCACAGCCTTGCAGCTCAAAGAGAAAGACCCCAAGCGTTACGAGCAGGAGTTGTGCAACCACTACCCAGACCACGAGTGGTGGGACTTCATCGAGTCCGACTTCACCGAGCAGGTTTCCCCTATGGGGGTGCACGTCGACTCTATCTATTTCGAAGATCACTACGGCTGGACGGCGGGCTTTAACGGGCGCATTAAGATTGCCCCGTGGATGCAGGCTCAGAAGCTGGACGAGAAGTGGTATCCGATGTACGTAGCCTTTGCCCAAGACGGCAGCTATGTACGGGTGTCTAACAACAATCGCCGCAGTGGCTTCTCGCTCGACTGGAACGACAACATCGCCTACACCGTGCCGGAGGGTGTGTTCTCTGACATGGACCCGCAAGACTGGGAGGACATGTTGCAGGAGCAGCTAGAGCAGTCGGGCATCTACTCACTGATCGAGGACTGGGTCACAGACCAAGGCCATGAGCTAGCCACGCGGTTGCAAAAGACCTACGAGTACGAAACATCCGAAGAACACTTTCTTGAGATGTGCGAAGCAAACGAAATTACTTTTGACTACGAAGGAGACGACGATGAAGTTCCTGCTTGAGATTGCCAATACCAAAGTGCTGTTGACCCAACCGCAACTAAAAAAATTATCCGAAGCACTCGACGGTGCCGAGCGTATCGAGGACAAGTACGTAGGCAACTCCAAGTACCTCAAGCTGCTCCGACCCTACGTTACGTCTGAGTCTTTGAAAGGCACCATGATGACGCTGCACGAGTACGGCGCGATGCAGCTGGTGACTAAGCTCGAGGACGAGAAGTCATGACTGTTGAGATGCGCTACACCGAGCACAAGGAACGCTACTACTTGTCTGTGTTCAGCACCGAACTCGACACGGACTCGCACATCGACCTGCCCTTGTCCCAGCGCCCGGCGTGGCTGGTCGCCATTGCCGACATGGCCCGGGCGGGTGAGCATTTTCTTAAAGTTGTTGAGCCTCCACCTGATAGAGTTCTGTGGTTCTCGGTCGACGAGAACTTCAACTTAGTGGACATTGATATTTTCCATGACAGACACACACTTCTGTAGCAACTGCATGAAGACCCGCCCTGCTGCTGGGGGTGGGTGGCTCAAAACATCTAGTGGCAAACGCTGGCGATGCGCAACCTGCACCGCCAAAGTCAAAGCGCGTCTTACAAGGGAGAAAACAGATGAACAAGGAACTAATTAGTGCGGCATTACACGCAGCAGATAGTTTGTTAGGCATTGCGATTCACTCAGGCGCGCACTTACAGACCGCAGAAGGTCGAGAAGACGCCAAGCAAGTACGTGAGTTGGTCAAAGAAGCACTTGCCTTGGTGAGAGCCGATGCGCAAGAGAAGTAAGTACCGGCCCAAGGGTGTGATTCTGAACCCGATGGGCTATGTGAAAGATGGGTTTGCCCCAATGACTGACCACGCCGATCAACTGGTAACGTTGCGGCTCAAGAACCACGCCGCGATGCTTGCCCTGTTGCAAGGCGAGGCGGGGCCGTCTCACATGAGCATGCTCATCACCATGTACAACATTACCGAAGCCCTGCACAAGATGGGTTTCGGTAAAGAGTATGCGGACGAAGTCACAGCAGGGCGTCAGACATTGATGGATATTGTTCACCGCAGCCATAAGGTGGGGAAGTACGTGCCCACTGGCCCGGAGATCACGATACTCAACCAATTGCTGGAACTGCACGATGCGCAGATGGAGATAGTAACCGTACGTGAGATGGACACAGCCATCAAGCTAGCCCAAAAAGAAATTACATCAGGACGCGCCACTAACTTAAGGAAACAGCAGTGATTACAGAAGACGAATTCACCACCGTGTTTGAGGAAGGCTACACCGAGGGCTACGGCAGTGGCGTGATTATGGGTGGTATCCTCGGCGCGCTGGCTGTAGTGGGTGTGGGTCTACTGGTTAGACTTTTCTCATGAACGTCGACCGCGTATCGCCTCGGCAGTATCAGCCCACAGCTCAGCGTCGGGTACGGTTTGACCCTGTACCGCAGGTGAAGACCTTCACTTCGTCTGATCCGATCAATGCGACACGCTCGACGCTGCACGCGAGCAGGCTGGAGTCAGCCCTCAAGACTGCCGCCCCTCGTGCCAAGAAGGTGCAGGTGGAGCAGAAGCCAGAAAAGCCTCCCCCGAGACCCCCGTATGTAACCCCGGAGACTCCGGCGAAAGCAGCAGGGAGAGCGATGGCGTGGTGTGCGATAGGCAGCCTGTTGCTGATCCCGGCGTTCGGCCCCGGCGCCCTCGTTATCACCGGTATCTGTGCTTTTGTTTCAGCAATGTATTTTATTAAACACGAACGACTTATCAACCAAGGAAAAGACCATGAAGATCGAACGCATTTCGCCAGCGCAAACCGAAGCCTCAGTGACCAGCCCAGCACGGGCAGCACCACGCCCCGACCGCACCGAGCTACGCAACACGGACAGCCCGCTCGTGCCCACGATCAAAGCCGCGCAGATGGCCCGCGCTATGAGCCAAGTCAATCGCGTACCGCCCAGCCGTCCCACCATAGCGCCCGCACCAACACCCGCCCCGGCGCAGGCCGCCAAACCAAGCGTGTTTAAACGGGTTCTGCTGGGAGCAGGCGCGATCATCTCAAGCGTTGGCGTAGTCGGCGGCTTGCTGTCTATCGTAGCCCTCGGGCCGTTAGGTCTGGCCGTAGCAGCCGGTGCCGGCGTCCTCGGCGCAGCGATGATCTGGCTCGGGAGCAAAGTTAAATGAAGAAGCTACTTACCGCACTGTTGTTTGTCCCCACTTTGGCATTGGCACAGGAGGCGAACCCGTATTCGTTTTCTATTACAGATGCCTCCTACGTGTTCCTCCCCACGTCCGTCCGCAATATCGGCACTAAAGACGTGCCCAAAGTCGTAGCTCTGTGGGATGTGAATTCGGCTCCGTATTCATGGCGTTGGACCGTGACGGTGAGCGACTGCAACAAAGCATTCGGCACGATTCAAATCGCGGACACCCCCAAATCGGTTAACACCCATGCGTGGTCTATTGACGGCACCCGGGCGTATGACCACCTCGCATTTAATTCCTGCCTCGCGTACTACATGGGGCAACAGAAATGAAACTCTACGACGTTCCCAGAAACACTAAGGTGAAACTAAGCGATGACCAAGGAAACGAAACCACTCTGCTGTTCCATCATGTGGACGGCATGTACAGCTACTGTACTGACGACAATGGCAATGTTGTGCATCTGGCAGCTTGGGCTGATGTGGAGATCGCGGAATGATGAGCGACTATTTTGAGTTGCTGGTAATGGTCGGAGGCGCACTTGTCGGCTGGCTCCTTGGCTGGGTGATCGCTCAGGTGGGGATGGGGGATAAGAAATGACTGACCACGAATTGCTGGAACTGGCTGCGAAGGCTGCGGGAGTAGTACCGTCGCTTAACTTAAGCGGAGAGCCGAAGGGCACTTACAAACACCCTCCGGAGCCCGGAATCATTAAGGCCTCTACAAGCGGCTGGAACCCGCTCACCGATGACGGCGACGCGCTGCGACTGGTTGTGAAGTTGTGGCTCACCGTCCAAGTGGACGATGAAGATTGCCGCACTTACGTTGTGGGCAGCACAGGACAGTGCATCGGCACAGAACCTCATGGCGACGACCCCTACGCCGCCACCCGCCGCGCAATCGTCAGGGCTGCGGCTGAGATTGGGAGGGATAAGGAATGAACCGCGAAGATATTATCCGCATGGCGCGAGAAGTTGGGTTTGATGACTTTGAGCAGGACGTTATGCTTGAACGCTTCGCCGCTCTTGTTTCTGCGGCAGAACGTGAGCGCATCTTTGCGGCAAACGCGCCAGTGATTGAGCAGGTTAACACGCACATCAAAGCACTTGTGGAACTTGTTGCTGCCGAACGTGAGGCGTGTGCGAAGGTGTGTGAAACTCAACTTTCCAAGTTGGAGCACACGGACAAGCCGTATAACAACGGCGTCAGAGCCTGCGCTGCCGCTATCAGAGCAAGAGGTGAGGAATGAACCTAAGAGAAGCAGCACAGTTGGCAATGGACTTCATCGTTGACACAAACAAGAATTCTTCGTTCTGGTTGGTGCCAGCAAGCAACCTGAACAAGACCGTCACCGCCCTCCGCGCCGCGCTTGCCGAGGAAGCCATGCAACGGCTGACGGATGTGCAACAGGAGATGGAAAAAACACACACTAGTGTGGATAACGAATACACACCAGTTGAGCCGGTGGCGTGGGTGCGGGTTGATCGTGGGCATATTGATTTTCATAAGCATCCAGATTATCTGCCCCTCTACACCACCCTGCCACAGCACAAGCCGCTGACTGACGTGCAGCAGGAGATGAAGCCAACTATTAAGGATAACTTAACAGTTAAGTCATGGGCCTGGAACGAGTACCCCATCGACACGGACACGACACGCGGGCCAATGCTGATGACGGTCGGGGATACGCTTTCGCGTGCGGGCTTCATAAAGAAACAGGAGCCGCTTTCTATTGAAACGATCAACAAGCTATGGAACGACGCAGTTGGCTGGGGAGATGCTTCATCAAACGAAGTGACATTTGTTCGCGCAATCGAGCGAGCGCATGGCATTGGGGGTGAGGGATGACTATTGAAGCCATGAGACTGGCGCTTGATGCGCTGGAGTTTTTGAACGGAGAAGTAATCCACGAAGGCGCAGTTCGAGTGGACTTGAACGTTGAGATCACCGCACTCAAGGATGCGATTACGCAGACAATGTCCGAGCGTGTGGGTAAGCCGCTGACCTATGAGGAAACGGAACCTACGGCATGGCAGTGCGTTAAGAGCGGCATGCTGGCAAGAAACATCGCCTGTTTCAACGACAAGACCGGATGGGTGCCACTCTATCCGTGGAGGGGTGAGGAATGACCGTCAAGACTTCATCGGACGGTGCTGCGGCAGTGGATCAGGAGTATCCTTGGCGACCAATCGATACGTGCCCGGTGGGGCGTAAGGTGCAGCTCGTCAATAAGAAGATGGGTTGTGCTACGTATGGCATCTACAATCGCAAGGATACGTACTGGACACACTGGGCACCCCTACCAAAGTTCATGGGATCGATATGACTGACAAATGGCAAGACACAGCGTTTGCGCAGGCCGGTATGGATTTGTTTGAGGCCAAGGTCCACAAGCTTCTTTCAGAATTTAATTTTTTAGCAGGAACCAAGCATGACAAAGAGCGACAAGATTCGAGCCCTTCTGACCCGCAACATCAACCTGACAGTGGCGGAGATAGCCGATAAGCTGGGCGTATCCAAAGTGACGGTCTACGCAGTACGCAGTAAGATGCGAGCGGAGTCTGCCCCTGTAGAAGTTGTTGCCGAGCCCGCCCTGCCTGCTGTCGACACGCACCAAGTGGGCGGCAATCATTACACCAAGCTGGCCATCCAGCCGTGGGAAGTGATCGAGAACAATGAGATGGGGTTCTTCGATGGCAACGCGCTGAAGTACATCATGCGCTTCCGGGACAAGGGCGGCGTGCAAGACCTTGAGAAAGCCCGGCATTACCTCGACAAGCTGATCGAATTGGAACATGGCCGCAACGCCTGAAGCCGCTGTGAAGGCACGTGTTCACGCTAGGCTCAAAGCAATCGGAGCCTACGCGGTGAACTACATCGGGGGTCTCTATGCAAACAGCGGGACTCCCGATATTCTGGCCTGCTATCAGGGCAAGTTCATCGGCATTGAGTGCAAGGCCGGACGTGGTAAGCCCACACAGTTGCAGCTACGCAACCTTGAGAAGATCGAGGCAGCGGGCGGACTGGCGTTCATCATCAATGAGAAGAACTTAGAGGTGCTGGATGGACTCGAACAAAACACCGCTCGATCAAATTGGCGAGATTTTGACCGGCCAATTACTGACCCGGACGCTGAGTGAAGAAGAGACTAAGTTACTGCGCAGACGCGAGCGCGACTTGGCCCGAAAGAAAAACAAAAAGCTGGTGCTGGCGGAAGGAATCGAACCCTCGACATCCGCTTTACAAGAGCGGTGCTACTACCAACTGAGCTACGCCAGCAAGTCTAACGATTAGACCCGACCATGATACCACTCGTGCTGGACCTAGAAACTTTCTACGACCGCGACTTCAGTCTCACCAAGCTAACCACCGAAGCCTACGTACGTGACCCAAGATTCGAGACAATCGGTATTGCCATCAAGATCGGTGACGCACCCACCGAGTGGTATCCCCAGCCTGACGTAGCCGCAGCCCTTACCAGCATAGACTGGTCGGACAAGATGGTTGTGTGCCAGAACACAGCATTCGATGGTGCCATTCTGAAGTGGCACTATGACGTTTCTCCGCTGGCGTGGGCTGACATCCTCGGCATGTCACGCGCTCTCTACCCCCACGACAAATCACACAGCCTGTCCTCCCAAGCCACTCGCCTCGGCGTAGGCGTCAAGGGCAACGAAGTCCTCAACGCACTGGGTAAGCATTACGTTGACTTCACCCCGGACGAACTCGCTCGCTACGCTGCCTACTGCGTCAACGACGTAGAGCTCACGCACACGCTCTTTCATCGCTACCTCAGCATGGGCTTCCCCAAGCAGGAGCTGCGTCTCATCGACGCCACGCTGCGCATGTTCCTCGAGCCTCGGCTGGTGCTGGACAAAGACCTGCTCGTCTCCCACCTTGCCGCCGTTAAAGACTACAAGCAGCAGTTGCTTGAGGACGTACGGGATACGCTCATCGGAGACTACTCCGACCCCGAGGCTGTGCAGGCTCTGTTCAGCAGTGGCCTTGAAGGGCTCAAGAAGCTCCTCATGTCGAACGATAAGTTTGCCAAGCAGCTCGAACGCCTCGACGTTGTGCCACCCATGAAGGTCAGCCCGGCCACAGGCAAGCCCGCCTACGCCTTCGCCAAGACCGATGAGCAGTTCAAGGAATTGGCCGAGCATCCCGACGTACGGGTGCAGGCACTCGTCGCCGCTCGCCTTGGCAATAAGACCACCCTCGAGGAGACCCGCACTGAGCGGTTCATCGGCATGGCTGGGCGCGGTGCGTTCCCGGTGCCCCTGCGCTACTACGGCGCTCACTCTGGAAGATGGAGTGGCCAAGACTCGGTCAACCTCCAGAACCTGCCGACTCGTGGGCCGTATGCCAAGGCACTCAAGCGCGCTATCAAGGCACCACGCGGCCATGTCGTGATCGACTGCGACTCAGCCCAGATCGAAGCCCGGTGTTTGGCGTGGCTGGCGGGCCAGCACGACCTCGTGCAAGCCTTCCGGGACAAGCAGGACGTGTACAAAATCATGGCCAGCCACATCTATGGCGTGGCTGCCGACCAGATCGACAAGACCCAGCGGCAGGTCGGCAAGGTCGTGGTGCTCGGGGCAGGCTATGGCGTTGGTCACGTCAAGCTCAAGGCGTTCCTCAAGTCGATGGCGGGCGTCGAGGTGACTGAGGCCGAGGCCAAGCGCATCATCAACTCATACCGCAACACCTACAGCTGCATCCCATATCTTTGGGACAAGGCCAACCAAGCCATCCAAGCCCTGCACAACGGTCAGTCTATGGTGGTCGATGTGCCCGGTCTGGTGCGTGTCGAGCCGGGCAAGGGGCTTACCCTACCCAGTGGCCTGCACATCCAGTACCCCGGCCTGCGCCGTGAATACAATGACGACAAGAAGCCCGAGTGGCGCTACACCACCAAGGGCATGCCCACCCGCGTGTATCCCGGACTTTGCGTCGAAAATTTTACTCAGGCTATCGCCCGCTGTGTGGTGGCCGAGCAGTTGCTACGCATCCGCAAGCGGTATCCGGTGGTGCTCACGGTGCACGACTCGGTGGCGTGTATCGCTCCTATGGATCAAGCGGAGCACGCTATGGCGTACGTCGTCGAGTGCATGTCATGGAACCCCAAATGGTCGACAGGTTTGCCGTTATCATGCGAGGCTGGATTCGGTGACGCATACGGCGATTGTTAGGTTAAACTGGGTTCCATACTAAGGAATCCACATGGCACTCGCGCATTCGTACTCATCGGTTAAAGACTTCGAGGGGTGCCCGCGTCGGTATCACGAAGTTCGCATTCTCAAGAAGTTCAAGTCACAAGACACCGCCGCCACGCTATACGGCACCGCTGTGCATAAAGCATTCGAAGACTACATCCGGGACGGCACGCCCTTGCCCGAGCAATTCAAGATGTTTGAGTTGTTCGTCGCGCCGTTGAGGCAGATCAAAGGCGACGTGCTGTGCGAACAAAAGATGGCCATCCGTGCCGATTTCACACCGTGTGACTTTTTCGATAAGGATGTATGGTTCCGAGGCGTGCCCGACTTCTTGGCGATCAGCAAGACCAAAGCCCGAGTGGCCGACTACAAGACCGGGAAGTCTGCGCGCTTTGCCGACCCCGACCAGCTCGAGCTAATGGCGGCAATGATCATGGCCCACTACCCGCAGGTGCAGGTCGTGTCCGGCATCTTGTTGTTTGTGGTGGCCGCGAAAGTGGTGAAGGCGGAATATAAGCGTTCCGATCTGCCTACCATCTGGTCAAAGTGGGCGGGACGCGCTAGTATGATCGAGTCAGCAGTGGAACACGGTGCGTGGGGGGCTAAGCCCTCCCCATTGTGTCGGTTCTGCCCGGTGACCAACGAGGCATGCGAGCATCGGTAGTGCTCAAACCCCTAGCTAATGGTGGGACAAAACCTTGGCGGTTGTAGGCAGGTCCTCCCTAGGAATCTCCCCTGCTGATACAACGGACACTCTGGAAAGACAGGGCGTGGAGTCGGCGGTGTGGTAGGACACGCGGCCCGACAAGGGAACGACACCCGGTGCGAAACCGGGACGACTCCACCAATTTATCGGAGATGCTCATGGCCACTAAACCACGTAACTACAAGCGTGAATACGAGTTGTATCAGGGCACTCCCGCGCAGCTGAAGAAGCAATCCGAGCGGCACAAAGCTCGCCGTGCGTATGAAAAAGCGAACGGTCCTGTGCCTGCCAGCATGGACATTGACCACGTGAAGCCTTTGAGCAAAGGCGGCACCAGCAAACTAAGCAATCTACGGGCTGTGCCCAAGTCGAAGAACAGAAGCTTTGCGCGTACCAGTAGCAACAAAGTGAAGTAATCACGCCAAAAGTAGCAGTTTACCTACTGAAAGTAGCAAGTTTATGCAGATCGTGGAGAACCGCGCACTGCTCTTTGTCACGCGCAAAGCAGATCAGATTAAAGCCCTGATCCCCAAGTCGCACATCATTGAGCGCAATGGGCTATTAGCAAAGATACTCGTCAACTGGGGCCCGGACGAGGTGCAGATTCTGCGCAACCTCAAGATCAAAGCGCCGCCGCATCCCATACTGGGTACTTACGACTGGCCCGGCGTCTACACGCCGTTCGAACATCAGCGCACCACGGCTGCGTTCTTTGCCACGCACCCACGGTGTTTTTGCTTTAACGAGCCGGGCACAGGCAAGACCAGTGCTGCCGCATGGGCTGCTGACTACCTCATGAACAAAGGCCGCGTGAAGCGCGTGCTGGTGATCTGCCCGGTGTCGATCATGGACACCGCGTGGCGGGCGGACTTGTTCCGTACGGTGATGCACAGGACAGTGGCGATTGCCACAGGGGACAGAAGAAAACGCGAGGCGGTTATTGCGGGGAACTACGAGTTCGTCATTATCAATTTCGATGGCGTAAAGGTGGTCACTCCGGCACTCGCGGCAGGAGAGTTCGATCTTATCATTGTCGACGAAGCCAATGCCGTAAAAAGCGTGTCGACTGACCGCTGGAAAGCACTCGCCTCGCTCATCCGTGCCGACACCCGGCTGTGGATGATGACCGGCACCCCGGCCTCTCAGTCTCCGCTGGATGCGTATGGCCTAGCCAAGCTGGTCAACCCGGACAACGTGCCTAGGTTCTTCGGTGCATGGCGCGACAAGGTCATGACCAAGATTACTCAATACAAGTGGGTGCCCCGCAATGACTCTCAGACTATTGTGCATGACGCGCTACAGCCGGCTATTCGGTTCACGAAGGAAGAGTGCTTGGACTTGCCCGATCTGCTCTATGCGACCCGGGAAGTGCCCCTTACACCGCAGCAACAGAAGTATTACAACGCCATCAAGCAAGAGATGATTACCCGTGCCGCCGGTGAAGAGATCACGGCGGCCAACGCAGCGGGCATGCTCAACAAGCTACTGCAAATATCGTGCGGGTGCGCGTATACCGACACCAAGGAAGTCATTCAGTTTGACATCAAGAATCGTCTGGCGGAGCTAGTCAGCATCATCGAGCAGACCGACCGCAAGGTGCTGGTCTTCGTACCCTTCCGGCACGTTATCGACATGCTGCGCGACGAGCTCACCGCGTTCACCGTCGAGACTATCCACGGCGGCGTAGCCGCAGGCGCTCGGGCCGAGATCATCAAACGGTTCCAGACCCAAGACAGCCCGCAGGTGTTGCTGCTGGTGCCGCAGGCCACAGCGCATGGCATCACGCTCACCCGCGCCGATCAGGTGGTGTGGTGGGGGCCAGTGTCTTCCACCGAGATGTACCTGCAAGCCAACGCCCGGGCGCACCGCCAAGGCCAGACACGCAACGTCACGGTCACGCACTTGCAAGGCAGCCCCGTCGAGAAGCGGATGTACGCCATGCTCCAGAACAAAATTGACTTGCATCAATCCCTAGTTGAGATGTATAAACAGGAAATAAGTTAACTAAGTAAACACCAAGGAGACCACGATGGACGCTGCGAAATTAGTACAAGTTTATCTAAAGATGCGAGACGCTAAGGAACTGATGGTACGAGAGCACGAGACCAAGCTAGCCGAGCTAACTGAGCAAATGGGAATTGTCGAACAGGAATTATTGGAAATCTGCAAAGCCACAGGACAAGACGGAGGCAAGACTACGTACGGGTCTTTCTCCAAGACAATAAAAACTCGTTATTGGACAAATGATTGGGACAGCATGTACGGATTCATCAAGGAAAACGATGTGCCGCAAATACTCGAACGACGCATTCACCAAGGAAATTTTAAGGAATTCATGGAAGCAAACCCTGATAAGCTGCCAGTCGGCTTGAACGTTGACTCGAAGTACAGCATCACTGTACGTCGGGCAAAGTAACGCCGGTAATTACTCAACCAAAAGGAACAACCATGAGCAATATGACCCTATTCAATTCCGGTGCATCTCTGCCTGACTACCTGCGCAACCCTGAAGACGACATCACCAAGTCATTGGCTGGCCAAAGCAATTCCAAATCCATCTCCATCAAGGGTGGTGTGTGGCGCATGATGTCTGGCGGCGAAGAGATCGCTCGCAACGAAGACCGCGCCATGAATGTTGTGATCGTGGCCGCTGCCAAGACCAACTCCCGTACGTTCTTCATCGGCAAATACGAAGAAGGCAAAGATGTCGGCCCCACCTGCTGGTCTGCCGATGGCGTCAAACCCAACGACGAAGTGCCTGCCGAGCAGCGTCAGTTTGATAATTGCGCCAACTGCCCGCAGAACATCGAAGGCTCTGGCGATGGCAAGACCCGCGCTTGCCGCTTCAGTCGTCGCATGGCTGTGTCCCTTGAGAACGACATCGGTGGCGACATCTACCGCCTGCAACTCCCGGCCAAGTCGATCTTCGGCAAGCCTGTGGATGGCAAGATGAGCCTGCAAGCCTACGCCAACTTCTTGGCAGGGCATGGCGTGCCGATCAGCGGTGTCGTGACCGAGATGCGTTTCGATACTGCCGAGGCCGTGCCTGTGCTGCGCTTCAAGGCCGTGCGTCCGCTGACCCGGGAAGAGTGGGAGCTGTCCAAGGCGCAAGGCGCTTCGGATGATGCCCGCCGTGCTGTGGAGTTCAAGTTCGCGGTCAAAGCGGACAAACCTCAAGTGCTTGCCGTTGCATTCACGCAAAGTCCGGCAGCTATGGAGGTAGCACCCGTAGCTATGGAGGTAGCACCCGCTGAGGAAGTAGCCGAGCCGGTCAAAAGAACCAAGAAAGTAGTTGTTCCTGACATTCCGGCAGACAAGCCGAATGTTTCCGAAATCCTGAGCGATTGGGGCACGGACGACGATGAGTGATTCGCGTGGGTATAGCACAGCGCTCGTACAAAAAGTGGCTGCGGCTAACCCGTCGCTGCCGACTATTCGCTTAGCCAGAGTGTGCATTGATCGAGGCGTCTCGGTCTGGGAGGTGTCACGAATGCTAGGCGTTAGTCGGCCTATCATCTACCGGTGGTTCAGTGGGAAAACAACCCCCCGAACCAAACACTTGGAACAGATTCTTATTTTGGTTTATCAACTTGAGTCGGCATAATCAGTATCGAGGCTAGGCTGCGCTGATCCCGTAGCGACGAGGCGGACCACGGGGCCGCCGCCTCACCTTTTCCCCGCCAACCGAATCCCGTGTGAGGCTACGTGAGCACCACCTTCCTAGACGCCATACTGCCGTCTGCTGGTACATATTGTGTTGCACGTATCAACAGCAAAAATAAAAAAGCAGTCCAACATAGGTTTTGCAGCACCAAAGAAGAAGCTTCGCAGCTAGCTCAGGAGCTGAATGAAGAGTTCTGGAATGTGTACGTAGCCATCGCTACCTACGCGGACTCTGCGGCAGGTCGCACTGCCGCAAACGCAGTTGAAATGAAGTGCCTGTTCCTTGAGCTCGATAGCCATGACGGCGTGCCGTACGCGACACCCTCCGAGGCCAGCAAGGCGCTTAAAAAGTTTGTCGTAGACACTGGCCTGCCCAAGCCCACTATCGTGTTCTCAGGGCGCGGGGTGCAGGCATACTGGGCACTCACAGAGGCTGTGCCTATCGCGGAGTGGCTGCCGGTCGCCCGTGCGCTCAAGGCGTTCTGTTTTGCCAATGGGCTGAAGATCGACCCGCAGGTGACGGGCGACGCTGCGCGTATCATGCGCATGCCCGGCACGGTTAACTACAACTCGCCGGACCACCCGCTGGCGGTGCTGGTGCACCTCGGCCAGCCCACGCCGTTCGCTACACTGCGGGAGAAGTTCGCCACGCCTGCCTCAGAGCTGGTGCCTGCGGCAGCACTGGGTATGGACGACATCACCGCCTCGCTGGCACGCAGCGGTGGCGACCTGCCGGACTGTGAGTTCTCGCTACTGCTCGACAAGAGCCTGCGGGGCACAGGCTGTGCGCAGGTCAAGCACGCCTATGAGAGCCAAGCGTCAGTGGTGGAGCCCCTGTGGCGGGCTGTGCTGTCTGTCGCTGCCACCTGTGTGGACGCAGACACCGCGATCCATACCGTATCTGAGCAGCACCCGGGCTATTCCTCCGGGGCGACTATAGACAAGGCGCAGCGGGTAACCGGCAAGCCCTACACCTGCCAGTGGTTCAAGGACAACTACCCTGAGAACTGCAAGGGGTGCACGCACAAGATCACCAGCCCCATCATGCTGGGTCGCATGGTTCCCGCTGCGCCTGTGGTGGTCGAGGACGGTGCCGAGGTCTACAAGGTCGAGCACACCATCCCGGACGCAGACGGCGCGCATCTGGAGGTGACGGTCAACATCCCGGTCTATCCGTTCCCCTACTATCGGGGCGCATCGGGCGGGGTGTATTGCAAGAAGACTGATGCCGATGGCGAGGAGACAGTCATCGAGGTCTACCCTCAAGACTTGTACCTCACCAACCGATTCTACGATTCGGACGACCACGGCGACGGTGAGGGTGAACTGCTGGGCGTATGCCTGCACCTACCCCATGACGGCGTGCGTGTTTTCTACGCGCCCGCCACAGCCCTTCTTAATCGGGAGAAACTACAAACGACACTGGTCAAGCACGGGGTCGTTGCCTACAGCAAACAATGGGATGTCATCATGGCCTACTTCGCTTCCGCAATTCGTAAGCTGCAAAAAGACGCTAGCGCCTGCAAGACTCGTAGTCAGATGGGTTGGACACCGGACGAATCCGGGTTCGTGGTGGGCGAGATCGAATACACCATCGCGGGTCCCAAGCTCGCGCCCCCAGCCAGCAGCACTCGGCAGCTGGCACCTGCCTTCCAACCAGCGGGTAGTCTCGAAGAGTGGAAATCAATCGCTAACTTTTACGGTCGGCCCGGACTAGAGCCGCACGCCTTCACGCTGTTCTGCGGCTTCGGCTCGGTGCTTATGCCGCTGCTGGGCGGTTTCGATGTGAAAGGTGCGGTTATCAATCTGGTGTCGAACGAATCCGGCACAGGCAAGACCACGGCCATGATGGTCAAGGACTCCATCTTCGGTAATCCAGCCAAGCTGCTGGGCTCCTCAGACGATACATACTTGGCCAAGTTCCAACATATCGGCATGCTGAATAACATCAGCCCGTCCTTCGACGAGATGACCAACACCAAGCCCGAGGAACTGTCCGACTTCATCTACTCCGTTACCCGAGGCCGAGCCCGGCACCGGATGGATTCGCAGGCTAACAAGCTGCGGAACAACAACACCACATGGAGCAGCATCGTCGTCACCTCCAGCAACTCGGTGTTCTCCGATGCCATCAGCAGCATCAAGGCCACGTCTGGTGGTGAGCAAGCCCGACTCATCGACATCTACGTAGCGGGCAGTGCCGACATCTCCAAGGCCGAGGCCGATGAAATCTTCCGCAAGCTCGCCAGCAACTACGGGCTCGCCGGTCCGATCTTCGTCAGCTTCGTCCTGAAGAACAAAGCGCTGGTCATTGAGACACTGCACCAGATGCAGCGCAAGATCGACGAGGAGCTAAACTTGGACAAATCAGATCGATTCCATTCCGGCACGTTGGCATGTTCATTCACAGGTGCCTACTTCGCACGCCAGCTGGGGCTGATCGACATCAAGATCGCGCCGATCTATCAGTACATGCTCAAGGAGCTAACAGGCGTCAAGATTTCAAATAAGGCTTCCGTCAGCCACGGGGACTCTCTCGCAGCGGAAATCCTCGGGCGCTACATCAACGACAATTTGGCGAACGCGCTCATCATCGAGTCGCCCAAGAACGGACTGCCCGCAGCTCCCATCGAGGCACCGCGCAATGCGTTGAAGCTACGCTACGAGCCCGACCGCAAAGAGCTGTGGATACCAGCACACGAGCTCCGTTCCTATCTGGTTGAGCATCAGGTTGACGTGCGGCAGACAATCAAAGGTCTGATGAGCCTGAAGATGCTAAAGAACGAAGGCAGGGCGATAGCCAAGCGGATCGCAGCAGGATCAATCGGCAGCATGAGCGTGCCGTCCGTGCGCAGTTATTGTTTTGACAGTGATGCAGTGGGCATGGCCAATGCGATTGAAACTTCCTGACGAGATCAGGATTCTGACTATCCTCGGCGCGCAATACTTCATCCCTTGGGAGGACGTGCGCAAGGGGTGCTCGTTCTTTCTACCTACGACAGCAACAGATAAGCAGGTGGCCGAACTACTGGCCCCTGCCGAAGAACATCTGCAAATCTCACTCGGTGTAGCTAACCGCTGCGAATACGGACGCTACGGCGTCCGTATCTGGCGGCTTGAGTAGTTACTCCTTCTTCCCGAAAATCTGGGCCTTGGCGCTGCGTACCCACTCCAAGTTTTTGTTCTCGTACCGCTCGACTTCCTGCTTCATCTTAAGCCGTTCAGCACCGCTTTCAATTGCCTTGGCACCTTCCGCGCTGTCGAGATACTTGATGTATGCCCGAGTCTGCTCGATTTCTTGCAAGGCTTTGTTCACCAGCTCAGCCATCAGCAAGTTGTCTTTGTTTTTCTCGTAATACGCCATCGCGGCGGGCATGTCCGTCTTCTCCAGCTGGGCAAGCGCACGCTTGACCGGCATCACCTTGTTGACCAGATCGTAGAACTCTTCTTTCGGCCCAGTCGGCACCTCCGGTGTGAGGTACTGGCTCAGGAACCAATACTTGCTCAGCGGTCTGTCCGTCTTGTTCGGATTCAAAAGCTGGTCGATCAGCATATTCATCAAGGGCACTACTCCGCCAAGATAGCCGCGAGCGTAGTTATCAATGATGACGGGCGACAGCTGAAGCGGCGTATCAGTAACTGGGTCTTTGATGTTGTTAAACGCAAAGGTAGCAATCGCCTTGGCCAGCTCGCTAGTCGTAGTCGTAGTCTGCAACGGCTTCGGCATCCCTTGTTGGTAGGTACCGACCAGATCGCGGTTAGTCAAAAACGAATGGTTCGTCAAGGCTTCCACCACAGGGCGAATTGCTTGCGGTATAGGCGTCACGCGACCTACATATTGCTCATACGCATATCCCAGCACCTGCTTCACCGCTTCGCTGGTCATCTGCTCTTTCTCGGTGCCTTGGCGTGCCATGTACTGCACCAGCACTTCCACGGGCACCTTGAACAACGCGGCCATATCCCCCGGCACTGGCAATGTCTTGCCGCCAATGATCCAGTTGTTAGACCGGTCCGCTAAGGTCTGTTTTTTGTATTCTTCATCGTCGCTATTTGCCAAAGAATAGATCAACGCAAAGCCAGTCATCTTGGCAGCCTGTGTCCAGAACAACCGTCGGGCTACCGCCTTCTCAGTAGTGCTTGATCCGCGTCCGACCATACTGCGCAGCAACAAATCGTTTGCCTGCAAGTAGGCATTGAAGAAGGGAATTGTGGCAACGCCTAGATTGATAGTCGTGCTGGCACCACGGCGACGGAAGTTGATGAACTCCCGAGCGCGAACTGTGGCAAGCGCCACATTATTGTTTTCTTCCACCATCGTTCGGTCGTAGATTGCCTTGCGCATGGCAAGGTCCGACGCCCGAGTGATTGACTCCAGCCGGTGATGCAGCTCACTGAGCCAACCGCGTTTGGAGTAGCCCATGCTAAACAGAATCGTTTCTGCCGGGTTGCTGGCGTTGTAGTCGATGTTCCCGACCAACCCCTTTTTGGCAAACTCTTTAGTAAAGGGATGGTCCTTGCCGAATATCACTTCATGCCCGGCAATCCGCAGGAAGTTAGTAATCGCCGGAATAATCAACCGTGATGGGCTCCTTACGCCAGATGTCAAAAACCCGCGTTGAATGTCGTCTGTTACCTGTTTAGCAATAAACGGCGGCATCACCGTCACAATCTTGCGCAAGATGTTGGATACCTGCGCGAACAACTTAAAGATCGCTAGCTTCGGCTCTGGGGCAGCCAAAAACGCTTTTGCATCCCAGTGCGACCGCACTTCAAAGTATTCTTCCTGCCCTTTTTTGTAGCTTTTTACAACGTTACCCGCGTTGTTTGCGGCTAGCTTATTGCCGTGCAAGCGCCGGGCTTGGCCCATATCTGCCAGCAAATTAAGCATGGTCGATCCCGCGTCGTGCTTGATTGTCTGCTTGAGCATCCACCCCATCAGCTTGACGTGATTGTTGAGTACGTTGCCCACTTCTCGCTGCGTACTACCTACATACTTCGGCAGGGAGCCCAACTGCGTTATCCCGCGCCCGGACGTACGCCGGGGCACATACTTATCGAAGAAATCTTCCACTCGGTCGAACGGCACATACCCCGCAGCGTCTTTCCATTCCTGCGATGTCTCTTTCGAGATTCGCCCCACAGCAACCATGTGGTCAATCATGTAACTGCGCTGCTGGTCCATCATGTCGGCAACTTTTTGAATCTCCGGGTTAGCCTTCAGCCCGCGCAGGGCGGCATCAATCTGCTCATCGGGAGACCGGTCGTCTTTTTGTACCAGCTTGTGAATGGGAAACAGCTCTTGGTTTTTCTTCTTGCGCTCCACATTCTCCTGCCGCATGGCGTCAAGGCGTCGAGCTTCCAGCAGCTTGCTGGCCTCGGCATAGCCCAGCTTGAAGTCCATGCCTTTGGCATCACTCCAGTTCTTGATGGCCGCCAGCATGTCTGCAATTGACCCGCCCGGCCCAGCCTTGTCAGTCACAACCCACGCATCTGTGGTGGCATCTTTCTCGATTCCGCCAGTTTGGAAAAACGGATTGGCCAAGGCTTCCGTGTCACCTGCCTGCCGCATCAAGGCTTCGGGGTTATTTATTCCTGTGAGTTCATCACGCACCCCGCCATCAAACAGAATGTTTGTGCGATTGACCACCGAGGCACTGGCGTCCGTGGTCTCCGTGCGGAACCGAGTGACATACGACACGTCATCCTTCTCGGTAAATATCCGCGTGAAGTCTTTCATCGCCGTCTTAAACTCCCCCGGCGCTTCCTTCATCAGCTCACTTTGCTCGGCCAGTCCCTCGGTGGGGCTGGGTGCGCGAGACTGCTGCGCCTTGGTGTCTGTGGTGCCGGCCCACATGACCGGGTTTGCCGGTCCCATCTTGTCGAGGAACGAGGCAACGGTTTTGGCAGGAGCAAAATCACGCCCGGTAACAGCCGAAACTAAAGCACGCAGCTTGTCGGCTACAGACTTGAAGAACTTCTCTACTACGGATACGGGACGCTCATCGGTGGTTGCCCACTTAGATACGTTGTCTGCAAACCATTCAGAAAACGAAGTCCAGTAGCTAGACAAATCAGTAGCCATTCGGCCTTCAGATACAGACTCCGCATGTGCCGCAGCAGTCTCTCGGTTACGCAGCGATTGAATCAGCTCGCGGGCAGTCTTGCCTTTGGTCTGCACCAGCCACTGCTCGTACTCGGCTCTGACTTCCTTTTGTACGTTTGTGGGGGCTGTGTCGTACGAAACGCGTTGGATCAAGTGCCCAAGCTCGTGAGACAGCGTCTCAATCGTACGTTGCTCAGACATTCCCGATTGCAACGCAATATAGAACGATTTTCTATCCGTCCCATAAACTCGGATGGACCCGTTTTCCCCGGAATCTAGCCCCGCAGATTGCGCTGCCGCCCAGTCCGCATAGAGTCGGTATTTTTCAATCCCGTCTTTGGCTCGCACATCTTCCGGGTGCAGCAAAAACACACGGATGTTGCCCAGCCCAAGGTCCTGCATGAGGTTGGTAAGGTAGCCCGCATACCGCGCATCGACTCCATCGCTGGCGACAACATTGCCCTTCGCACCGGTAAACGGCCCGTCCGGGTATTTAGCCAGCTTGGCAGCTTCTTCCTTAACCAGTCTGGCTTTAGCCCCGCGCAGTTTTGCCAGTCGTTCAGCCGGAATCTTTTCGTTGAGCAGTTTGGAATCTACGTCGAGCCGGTAACGGCCATCCGGTTCAACAGGCGTGTATACATACTGCCCAGTCAACACGCTAAACCCGCGAAGCAAAGCGCCTTCCTCGTCGGAATACACAATCCGACCGCCGACAGAACTTTCGTGCTTTGTAGCCCACTCAGGATGTTTGTCGCTTTCGCCAAACACTGCCTTCGGCGCAGCTTCCTCTGCTTCTGCCATACGCCGTTTAGCCGTAGCAACGCTGGATTCCAAGATAGCGTTTAACTTAGCTGCTTCTCGATCAGAGTCCGCCTTAAGCTGTGCCCCGGCAATTTGCCGGTAGGTATCTATATCCGCCGTGCCGTTTGCAACTGCGGTTTCCCATTCACGTTGGCCGCGTTTGAGAAGCTTTTTGAACGGCAAGAACCGCCCCTTGTTCGGGTCGTCGTTAAATTCGTTCCACAGCACATCAGGTTTAATGGCTTCCCGCTTTGCCCGCTCCCGCGCTGCGGCAGCCTCGGCTTTAGCCTTAGCCTCAGCTTCCCGTTCGGCTTTGACCCGCTCTTCTTCCTTGCGCTTAGCTTCGGCCTTATCGCGTTTGGCTTGCTCGCGCTCGCGGATTTGTGCGGCCAGTTGCGCTTTTTTCTCGGCAGCTTCCGCTTCCTCAGTGGCGCGCTTAGCTTCCTCAGTGGCAGCAGCTTTCCGCTTCTCGGCTTTGACTATATCCGCTTGGTCTTTCGCAAGGCGTTCGTACTCCTCAATCGTAGCCGTGCCGTCTTCAACCGAGTCTTTCCAAATCTTCTTGCGCTCGGAAGACAAGTCTTTGAAGGCCATGCGAGTGCCGGCACCTTCGACGTTGTTATCTTCCCATGCGGCCTCGGCTTCTTTGAGCGAGGTCTTCTTGGGCGTGGGTTTTTCTAGTGCAGGCTTTGCAGCGACTTCAGGCGCAGCTGGTGTTGGAGGAGTTCTTCTAACAGGTACCACTCCGCGTCGGACAGTTTCTCCAGCTCCGGTGGCAGTGGGCTCGGCGGGCGCGACAGGTCTAGGCTTGCTAGGTATGCCCACGCTAGGCTTACCTGCTCCGGCGGCAGGTTCAAATGCAGGAACTCGGGGTGCTGGGAATAGTGCATCGAATGCCTCCGCTTTATGTGAGCCTTCTTCAAGCTTAAGCGCTTTGCGCGCAGCCTGTCTGGCCTCTGGGGCCATCGCAGCCATGCTCACAAGCTTACGCAGGAACGGACGATTCCGCCCATTCTCAGCCCATGTTTTCGTCTCGGGTCTTACACCCGCTGCGGTGAGTGAATCAATAACCGGCTGAAGTTCCGGCGGCACAACACGTTTGGGTGCTAGCGTAGGTTCCGGTACAGGCTCAGTTACCGGCGCAAGCGGAGTTAGCTCGCCTTGTTCAATCTGCGCGATGCCTGTAGTTCCCGCTTCGGCTTTGGGTGCTTCGGCTTTGGGTGCTTCGGCTTTGGGTGCTTCAAACTTGAACGCCCCTTGCCCGGCACGTTCCATCTGCTTGGGTGTTGTGGTCTTGGGCTCAGCGGCTAGCGGCTCCTTGCCTCGCTCAAGTCCCGACTCCCGCATCTCAGTCGGCGTAAACAGCCGGCCTTGGCCCTGCGCTGTGTAGCCTCTGGCGGCAAGTGCTTTGCTTCGATCTGATTCCTCTTTCAAAAAACCTTTGAGGTCTTCCATCCGCGCCCGGCTCTCGGGCGTTCTCGGTCCCGCCTTGAGCAGATCAAGCTCTTTCTGTGCCCAGCTTGTGCCGCGTGCCACAGGCAGGCCAAGCTCCATCTGTTCAGGCGGGGTCGTTACTTCCGCTTGTGGCGGCACAACCGCAGGCTCAGGCTCAGGCTGTACCCGAGCTTGAGGCGCTTCGAATTGAGAGAACAACTCCCCCTGACCTTCAGGCGTCTCGCGCACTTCGGGTTGTGAGAATGCACTTGCAGCAGCCTTCTTGGCTTCGCTCTCTTGCTGGGCTTTCTCTTCTCGACCTCGCGTAATCGCCGCGATAGTCATCTGCTTCTGCTGCTTGGTGATCTCGGCAATACGCTCTTTGACGTTGGGGGCCTGCGGGCCTTGCAACAACTGTTGCTTCTCCTGCTCCAGCTGCCCGTATTGCTCCTGCATATACGGACCCATCGCACCGATGGGTGTCTCCCCTTCGGCCTTAACGCGCTCACGCTCCCGCGCTTCCAGTATGCGTTGCTGTGCCTCTTGGCGTGCTGCGTCTGCGGTGCCCGCAGCTTCAGGCGTGCCGCGCATGGCGCTAACCCCACCGCCCAGACCGCCCAGCCCCGCACCAGCCAAGGCAGCCATACCCGCCGTCTCGCCCAGCCCTGCGGTCAGAGACTGTGTTGGATCAACCGTACGTAGTGCCACGTTCTGTGCGAGCTTGCCGCCGACTTCTTCTGGCACTTCGCCAAAGGCTTCACCTGCGGCACCACCCAACACGGCTCGCCCAAGCCCTGCTCCCGTGGTCTTGCCAGCGAGCACTTCTTCCAACCGTTTTGCCCCGGGCAGTCGCTGCGCCAAGAGCGAGATAACCCCACCGGCTAGTCCTGCGGCTCTAGCGCGGTTGATAGTTTCTGCTGCGGCTTCCGGTTCAGGCATACCCTGCGACACTAACCGCTTGTAAACTTCCTCATACGCGCCGGTGCCTACGTCTGCACCTTGCTGTACAGCGCCTGTGCCAACAGCCGCTCGTGTGCCGGCCTTAATAGCCGCTTCCCTTGCGGCAGCCGCTTCAACACCTTTAGCCAAACCCTTTTGCAGCGCGGCACGACCAACCCCAACAGCGGCACCAGCAGGCACAATCATGCTTGGCACATTCTCAGCCAACAAACCCAACAGCAATGCCGGGTCTGTGATCGTCTCTCCAATCGCAGTCTTAGCCGCCGCCAACTGGCCCGTCTTTTCCGCTTCAGCAATAGCCTGTGCCCGCGCAGCTTCCCGAGCTTTCAGACCGGCAGATTTTGCCGCTTCCGCATTGGCTTCCATCTCCTTGCCGTAGCCATACAAGCCCGTGTCAGAAAAGTCGCCCGTAGCCAACCCATAGAGCTGGCCGGGGAACTGCGCTAGCTTTCCGATACCCCCCTTAAATTGCGCACCAATGTCGGTTACTGCTTCGCCCATTGTTCGCGCTTTGGAAGGGGCCGGCCTTTGCTGGTGCGTCATGTACGCCCATTGCCACGCCGTGTTTTCATCCGGGGCATCTACTTCATAATCAGACCCCTCAACAGTCACGTCGTATGTAGGCATTACTTAGCTCCTTTTAGCCGGACGGCGTGCTCGGGCGGGGGCGGGATGGCGGGGCCAGCGGCGGGGGCAGCTACGCTAGGCGGCGTTTTACCAAATTCAGCGTAAATCTTGCGCTCGCTCTCGAGCATTTCCGCTTTCATATCCGCTGCTTGCTTAGCATCCGTGTGGGCAAACTGATACTTCTTATTATTAGCAATTACGGTATTGGCCTCTTTGACCCGTTGCAAAAGCATGTTGGATATTTTTGCATCCAGCCCCAGTTCACGGTTGTGCTCTCGAATAACCGCATCGCGTTTTGCAATTTCAATAGATGCTGCAACTTGCGCTTCTCTAGACAAGTATGGCCCAGCAATCGTTGCCGCATCCTTGCCTAAACCTAGCGCTTCCGTACGTCGCTTATCCCCCGCGCCGTACTTCTCTTTTTCTTGCGTGATTTGTGCACCTAGCCCGGTCTCGCGCAGCTTCTGAAGCTGATCTTCAAGCTCAGCTTGCTGTTCGAAGTTGGCACGCTGCGCGGCCGTTATACCGGCACCACCAGCACCCAGCGCCATGCCCAGCGTACGTTGGGTAGACATCCCGCGCAGGAACTCTGAGATCGGGTCTTTCTTGGGCTGCTGCGCCATGCGCTGCTGAAGCTGAGCAATGCCTTGCTGGGAGAGTTCGCGCTGCTGTTGATACAGCGGGTCAACCAGCTTAGCGTATGCGGCTCTCTCAGCGGCAGCGGCAGCTTCAGGGTCTGACTTCAGTCCTCTAGCCAGATAGGCTTCTTGTTCTGCTTGCAGGCCGCTAGGCTGCGCGGGTTGTTGGGCGGTTTGGCCTTGCGCTTGTGGTGCGCCTTGGCCTTGCGGAGCCAGATTCCCAGCGGCCATTTGCCGTTGAAAAGCTGCGGTAGCGGCGGCGCGTTCAGCAGGGTCAGAAATTGTTGCCAGCTCCGCTGAAATTTGCTGCGGATCGCCTTGGAAATCACCTGTGGGCAGTGCTGCCGGTGGCGCAATACCTCTCGCTTCTTTTGAAGCGTAACTTTGATCTTGCCGGGCAAATGCCGGTGATGGTGCAGCTTGAGCGATGCCTTGCGCTTGTGCCTGCGCTTGCGCAGGCACTGGTGCCGCTTGCGCAGGCGTAATTTGGCCTGCCGCAGTACGCATACCGCCAGAAATAAATGCGTCTGGGTTAGCTTTAAATGCGGAGAACATCTGCGGGTTGCTAATCAGCTCGCTGCGGTTTTTTCGAATGTAGTCCCGCACAGCAGTGCGGCGGTCGTATTCACCAGAAGGCAGTGTGAGCGCCCCCTGCAACGGTCCGCTTTCGTATTCAGATTCGATTTCAGCAAGTGCTTCTCGGCGTTTGCGACGTGCGGCTTCTTCTTCAGACGGAGGAGAAATACTAAATGCCGATTTCAACCCGCGAGTAAACGCGGTTTCTCCCCCATCAGCAAACGCCACAATCCCACCCGAGGCCATCGCTTGCGGAGGCATCATGTTCGGAGCCGGGGCTTGGGCGATGCCGCCTTGCATGGCTTGCTGGAGGTTCTTCTGTTGCTGCTGGGCTTGCTGCTGGCCCACCGCACCCACACGCTGAGCGACTTCTTGCTTGGCCATGCCCATCAGTTCTTGTTCGCGCTGTTGCGCGATAGTGGGCATCTGACCTTGGCCAGCTTGCATCTGCATCTGGCGAGCAGCGGCATCTTTCTCCGACTTGAGCTTCTGCAACGCGAGCAAATCAATCAGCTGCTGATCTTGCGCGTAGCGTTGGGCCAGTGCTTGTGGATTACCCCGGAACGCATCCATCCGGGACTGAACATCGCCTTCGATTCCGTTATTCATGAGCAGTCCTTATTTAGCCGGGGTTTTAGCGTTTGGATCACCAAACAGCGTGTTATACAGATCACGAATACCTGACGCCCCACCGGAGATTTCTTGTATCAGCGACGGCTGTTGGTAGGTATTGCTTTGCGCAGCGAGCGGCAGCCCTTGCAGCAGAGACTGCTGGTACTGCACCTGCTTGTACGGGTAGTCGCGTTCTTCTTCGAACTGCGCTTTCTCGGCCCCAATGCCTTCGCCTGTAATGCCCCTCTGCATCTGGCCTGCTGCCAGCTGCGCTTGCAGATTACCCAGCCCGTACTGCTGGCCCATGCCCGCCAGCCCCGCTTGTTGTTGGGCAGCACCGAGTGCGCCTTGCAAACCTTGCAGGCCATAGCCTGCACCAAACTGTTTGCTCTGTTCACTAGCGGCTTGAGCAGCGGCCTTGCGTTGCTGGTCAGCTTGGAACTGGCCAGCGGCCTGCTGGTACGCTTGGTTGTAACCTTGGCCGGTAATGTTGGCCAGATTCTGCTGAAGGTTGCGTGCACCTTCCGACTCCATAATGGCCTGCCGGCTACCGCCAAACGCACCCGCCTGTGTCATGCGCCCCGCCTGCTGCACACGCTGAATCTCAGCCTGACGCTGCGCTTCCGCAATCTGGGGGTTAAGCGATGCCTGCAAGTACGGGTTCATGTACTGCTGCGCCGCTGCGGGTGTGAACTGGTCAGCGGAGAACGTTGTCGGCGCGTAGTTCATCGCGCCCATCTGCTGGCCAAGCTGCGCACTGCGCTGTTCCGCTGCGCCAATGCCTGCGGGCATAGTCAGCCCCGCCAGCCCTTGAAACGCTTGGTTTTGCAACGCGCTGGGGCCAGCAGTCAGCGGGCCTTGGTAGGCTTGATAGGGCGTGCTCGCCAGCGCTTGGCCTTTGCCAAGCATGTTGGTTACATAAGGGCCAACCCAGTTAGACAGGGACGATTCCATGCCAACGAGTGGTTGCGAGCCCGTTGTGCCTGTAGATGTAAGCCCAGCAGTAGAAGGAGTAGCCATAATTAGCTCACTTAGGAAGAAGTTTATTGGGGTTAATCTGGCGACCTTGCTTGGTCGTGCCAGTGCGCGCCTTGCGGATACGGTCCATCATTTCATACAGCCGTTGCGCACCAGCTTCAGAATTCCCGTTGCCAAGATGACTTACTACGTCCGCAGGCACCACGAACTCCCCGTCGCTGAGTTTAGCGGGTTGTTTACCGTCGATGTTCGCCGGAATCTCATCTGCCATACCATCCGTATCGCCGCCCAAATAATACCCCTGAGCAATACCGCCTTCAGCGTAGGCCGGTGTCGGGCGTGCTGCATTGAGCTGAGCCAGCCCAGCGGCTTGCTGAGCGGCAGCGGCTTTAGCTGCGGCAGCTTGGTCCGGGGCTACATACTGCGTGTCGGAGAAATACCGTTTACCGCCCGCACCGGGGCGCTGCGATGAGGCAGCCTGCGGCACACGTTCACGTACCGCGGAGAGCACGGGAATCTGGCCTTGGTAGCCTACCTTCTCTGTCTGGCCTTTGCCTGCACCGAGCAAGCCTGCCAACCCGCCACCGATAGTGGCGAGTTTCTGCATGTCGAGCTTATCGTTCTTGTCGTACAGCAAGGTTTTAAGCGCGCTTGACGACAATCCGCCGATGCCGCTGAGAGCTTGCTGCGCCGCTTGGCCGTAGTTCCCAGAGAACAAGTTTGCAAACATTCCGGCGGGAGCATCGTAGCCCCAGTTTTGAAGGGAGCCGTAACTGGTGTCCGTTGGTAAGTTAATACTGTCCCAGTCAATGTTTGGGGTATCAGGCGGTAAGATGTTTACATCTACTCCTTGATCTTCATAATCAACCACGGGCTATCCTCTCAAAATCTTCATCAGGTCTTCGACGGTGCCGCCTTCTGCATAAGGCGAAACGAAGGCTTTTTCTTGTTGCGGGTTG